TGGAATGTGTCAATAAGCATGAGACAAATTGTTTCATAATCAGGCCGCCTGCTGGTCCGGTTTCGGTTTGTTGATCCAGACCTCGCCCGGCAGCTCCGGTGGCACGGGCACACCCCGCACAAACCGCTCCGGATGCCGCTCATAGAACGCCTTCAATACTTCCTGACGATCCCGATAGACCTGCCGATCAGTGCCATCGTGCCGCTGCTGCGGCGTCACCAAACCGATCCCGCTGTGACGATGTTCCCCGTTGTACCAGCCGAAGAACCGCCCCAGAAACGCCCGAGCATCCTCGATCGACCCGAAACGCTCCGGGAAGTCCGGCTGATACTTCAACGTCTTGAACTGCGCCTCCGAATACGGGTTGTCCGTACTCGTGTACGGCCGCGAATGCGTCTTCGTCACCCCCAGATCAGCCAGCAGAAACGCCACCGGCTTGGAACGCATCGAGGAACCACGGTCGGCGTGGACCGTCAGCTCGTCACGCCTGATCCCCTCCCGCGCACACGACTGACGGATCAACTCCACCGCCAACGTCGAGGACTCCCGTCCCGCAACCAACCAGCCCACCACCTTCCGACTGTACACGTCCATCATGTCGTACAGGTAGAAGTACGTCCACTTGTGCGGACCCTTCAGCTTGGTGATGTCCCAGCTCCACAATTGATTCGGACCTGTCGCCAACAGCTCCGGCCGCTGATATGCCGGGTGACGCAACTGGTGGCGACGTTCCCGCACCGCTTGGTGTTCCGCCAGAATACGGTACATCGTCCGCACACTGCACAGATACGTCCCTTCGTCCAGCAAGGTCGCCCACACCTGGCGAACCGGCTGATCGCAAAAACGATCACTCGTCAGTATTCCCAACACCCGCTCACGCTCCTCGACCGTCAACCGCCGGGATGACCGACGCCTCTGGGGTCGCCCTTCCGGATCTCCCTTGGCCCGGTAGTAGGTCGAGCGTGGCAGGTCGAGACTCCGGCACGCCTCCGACAACGTCAACACCGCCGGACGATCATCGGCCAGGCTCACGAGTCGCTCCCGTCGCTCGGCTCGTCCTCGTCCAGAAGCGCCAAGGCTTTTTTTTGAAGCTCCAACATCGCCTCGGCTTTCCGAAGCTTCAGTTTCAGCTTCGCGTTCTCCTTCTCCAACTGACGATACATCGCCAGGTCAACCGCGTCCTTGCTGCCGTTCTTCTTCCGGGTCGTCATTCCGCTCCTCCATTTACGCCAACTGGCCAACTGGGAGGAATATAACCCCTCGCGACGAAGGATCAGACCGATTTCACCCGGACGCGCACGATCTGTCTCGTCCAGAATCCGACGCTTGTACGCGCCGGTGAACTGCCGGCGACGAGCCGCCACGACCTCCGTGCTCACTGGGACAACGATTTCCGACATCATTCGCTCCACATCTCACCCTCTGTGCTACACCCGATCTTTGTCCCACTATTATTGGCACAGAGGGCGGCACAATCACCCCTGTGGAGAAAAGCTTGGGATGCGGGAACAACACCTCATGAGCCAACTCTGATTCGAGGAGATGCGAAGCTGCAATAACAACGTGTCCCTTGATGAGTGCGACGAGCTTGAGTTTACGCTCCATGTTCCGACGAATGGCCTCAACATCCGCGGCCGTCCAAGCGACTTGCGAGTATGTCACTCGGTCGAATTCTGTGAAGTATACTCGGCTCAACGTAATGGAATCAGGAGAGACGAATTTCATCTATACTCCTTCAATGGAATGGCCAGGGCTGGGTCCATTTGTTATTCTACCATTCCTGCAGTGAACCTCTCCTTCATTCGTCCGACCCCCGGTGTGATGTGGCTTCCTCGTCAACCCAGTCTTCCTCTTCCCAGGTCATGCCGCGGCGACCGGGGACTTTGCGGGTCGCACCAGCCCGGTAAAGTGAGCAGCTTTTTGGGCCGTAACAGAATGTCTCAAACCGGTACTTCTTCTGCGATGGATTCCACTGGTCAATGATCATCTCGACCGGCATGCGACAACCCCAAATGCAAGTCAAACACTTTGCGTCATAAGTGCGGGCATCCAAACGACAATGGCCGCGTTCCCGGTATGTGGGCAAATCGGGCGGCACTCCGAGGAAGGGAGGACCATCAGGTGGCGCATCCTCACTGCTCTTCTCGATCTTGATTCGACTCGTCTTGTAGTATCCGCCTATCTCCAGTCGCGGATCATCCACGGGCACTGAATGGCCGCTGACTTCCATTCCAGCATGAAACTGATGCTTCTCGTGTGCGCCTTTGCCGACGGCAATCAGGAATTCTCCTGTCTCATACCCACATGTCCCGTTGATGCGGAGGACGTAGCCGTGGTAGCTGTGGCTTCGTTCGTCGAAGGACCGCATAAGGCGAATGCGGGGCTGAACGGCTGCGATACTGCCAGACCAGGGGACCTTCGCCGTATCGTTCTTCGCCTTCAACATCAGCGTTCTTCCGTTCTATCAAGCTTGCACAGAACTCGATGTATGTGTCGAACGCGTTCATCGTCACTTGTGAACAGTTTAATCCCACGGTTAAAGACCGTAATCTCAACCGTGCTGTTCACCAGGACCAGTATCAGATGATCGTACTCCACCGGTGAGCCGACGTCCTTGTCCCCGTAGTTACCACCGAGGTTGAGGAGGTCTTCATCGTTTATGGCCTTCCTCACGTCCTCAGGGATCTCCTCACTGAGCCAAGCCTTAGCCGTTAGGTCCTCCGGCGTAATGTTGCCCTTGAGCATGCCACGCCCGTACTCAATCTGTTGCAGATCCGGGGGCACTATTCCGCACTCCTGGGCATCGCTTGAGGCTGGATGTCAGCAGAACCTTCCACCTTCTGCGACAGCAGATACGAGAACTTGCCTCTGATTAACTGCTTACGCTCCTCTATGAAGTCTTCGAAGCGGTCGATCTTCCATAAGTCTCTGTTTCGCGGAATAAGGTGCATGTCCAAGTAGCTCTCCGGCTTGTCGGCAAACCAATCCTCCGGAGGCGTATCCGACTTGCCGCCAGCGCCATTCTCTGCTTGAGTGAGTAACATGCAATTGGCCAACTGGTCTCGGATGTCTTGTTTATACTTGATGATGCTTCGGCGGCCGGTTTCGGGGCTGACCTCTTTTATCTTTCTCAGCGCACTCTGCGGGAAAATGTGATCAATCTGCGGCAGGTTGTTTTCGTATGCGGGAGTATAATTAAACTCCTGATACCACAAGTTGAAGAGCAGGTGAATGGAATCGGAACCGTAGCCCATTTGCCAGAACCGGTCCTCGGTCAGTTCAAGGCTTCGCCCCCTTGAACGGATAGCATCGAACATATGATTAACGTCGAGGCCTTTCAGTTTCTTTATCTTGTTCACGCAGTCATCAATGAGCTGGTCGGGCGTCCCACTGAACGCCCCGCTGATCAAAGAACGGAGGAGGTAGTTGTCAATACCGTTCGCCGTCTTCCAACCGTCTGGAAAATGATAACGGGCATACACCAGGGGAATCAATGCGAGATAAGACGGTAGTGCCTTGTCGCACTTGATGAAAGTCTTGCCGCGGACAAAATCCAGCACATCTTTGAGCGCCTTTGTGATGTCCTGCCATTTGCTTTCGATTTCTTGCCGCACACCTGGCTTACGAAATTTCGAGACCTCATACCGTGCTCCCTGATTCAGGATGGTGAGACATGATTTCAAGACGAAGTCGCGAGTGAATCCGAATCCGTGCCGATTGAGGTCGGACAACAGGTCTTCCATCTGCATGTCAGCATGGTCCCAGCTTGAACTAAGCAAAGAGAAAAGCAGGTCAGACTTGCCCAGCCTTGTTCCCCCGGAGTTGGCGCGTATGAACACTTCGACCACATCATCTTCCGCGTACAGGTCGGCGTTTTCAATGCTATCGAGTTCTTGATATGAAATCCCGTCATCGGAGTGAAAGGTCTTGAATATCACTCCCACGTGCCGGCTGATCTTCCGGCGCTCATCGGCGGAGAGATTGTGATCAGCCTTGGCGATCAATTCCTCGGCAGCAGTCAATGGATCGGCTGTGTAAAAGACTAAGTCCTTGAATTTGATCCAAGGGAAACCAGCTTTCTCAGAGTCAAGAAATGTGAACCTGAATTTGACATCATCCGGCGCGGCGATTTCCCCACTCAGAATGTCAAGGTAGAGTTCTCGCCCTTCATAGCTTCCACAAAGACCGATGAAGAGACTCTGAAGCCGCTGCTGACCGTCCAACACGAGACATTTCTTCTTGTCGTTTTCGGGGACATAGAAGTCAGTTAAGCGAAGACCGCTACGATAGTTGTCGATGAATCTGCGATGGCGGGCCTTCGCTTTCGTTTTCCAAATCAGTAGAGTACTGATTGGATACTCTCGCAGTATCGAGTCGAAGAGACGGCATATCTGGTCTTCGCCCCAAACAAACGGTCGCTGGATATTGGGTAGCCAGAACCCTCCATCTTCGTCAGTGTTGTTCAAGAACCTGACTATCTTGCGGAGGGAGTGTTTAGGTGTCTTCATATTTCTTTCCCTTCCTTCTGGCTATGCTTCTTTCACGTCCGGTTTTCGTCCCAGCACTTTGGTCCAAGCATCCTCACTCGCACAGAAGTAGTCTTTCCCGGCCGCATCATGCCGTGCTTCGTGAACTTCCCCTTCGCCAAGCAGCATCTTGAGGAGCAACTCCTTCAGGGTGTCCTCTGGGGTAGTATCCGAAGCCTCTTTGATATCTTTAATCAAGTAATACAACTGTCCCGTTGCTACTCCCACGCCATCTGAGCCGTCGGGCATAGCGCTTGGTACGCGCACGTATTTCACGTTAGGCCCCCGAAGTTGCCCTTTCAGTTTTTCAGCAAGACGATGCTGGGAATCGCCAACAGCGCGTACAATCGCGTTGGCTCGAGTGTCGCCGAGTGCAGGTTCGTTGGAATCGCTTTTTACGTGTTGTCGGTAAAGCCTCTCGAAGTCGCGCACGCGTACGGGAAGCACAAAGGGTTGGTGGGGAGCACTCCACATGAAGCAATTCCCGGAAATGGGCTCCCCAATGAGATGCGACAAAACGTCATCAGAATAATGGCTGTTGTATTTCCCCAGTGTCCGCGCATCCCCTTCCGACAACAGGTGGAATGAGAACCAGTTGTCCGATTGACTCAGCAGTTCCGGAGCCATGGAGCCTGGTTGCTGTGTTATGAGTATTGCGCCTAGATCGTACTTGCGACCTTCCTTGACCCACTCTACAAACGGACTTGATTCATCAAGATTGCGTCCAAGGACGCTTTGCGCTTCCTCGATGATAGCGATTGCCGGAATGATGGGCCTCCCACCAGTGAAGTTCTCCTGGTTGTGGGCAAAAAGACGTCTCAAGACGAGCCCCGCAACCATGTTGCCAGCGCCGGAACTCAATAGACTGATATCTAAAACAACTATGGAGCCACGCTGCAGGCCGTTGATAGTACCAGCAAGAACGCGACTGTTAGGATCATGGAGGGTCCGAACTACTGCAGTCATGTTGCTTCGAGCGGCCGCGATCTCTGCCGAGGCGTTTTGGATCTGTTGTCCTTGATACCCCAGCAATCTACCGATATCGTTGTCAGAAGCCTGTAGACCCTGGCTGTAAATCAGATCAACAAGCTCTCGCCAGGCCGTCGAAGTCACGGCTTTGAGCTTCAGCACATTCTGTTGAGATTGACGCTCTGCCGATACGGCAATGCTAATTACATCTCTTGCAGGTAAATCACGGATGTCGAGTTTAATTTCTCCGGCTTTCCAGTCACCATAGTAAGGACTTGGGGCCGGGCGGTTTGTGAACACAACCAACTTGTCACGAAGATGCGGAACATCACAAAGCCCAGGGCGGTTCCTAACCCGATCCGGCCAGAAGTACTCCCCATCAGCGTCAAATATAAGCGTACCGACATCAATGCCGCTCTCCGTTTGTGGCTGATCCTTATAAAGTTCTGCCATTAGGAACTTAATAAGGTTCGATTTGCCGTAGCCCGCGCGCGCGAACACCACGGATCGCCGAGAAACAAGATTATGAATGTCAAAAGTAACAGGCAAGTGTGGGTCAATTGCCCGGAATACGTCGCCTCCCAGCGAAGCCCCGGCTCCGGAGTAAACGTACTCTCCGAGAACATAATCCCCTAGTTCGGTCATCCCTCCACCAAGCTTGCACAATGCTCCCAACACACTTGAACTCGGCAATGCCACTTTTGCACCAAGATGCGGAAGCCGCCGCTGGGAAGGAACATACCGAACAGTACCATTGACAACACGGACCGCGCCCAACAACTTGATATGGACTCGATACTTTAGGCGTTGCTGTTTCAGGTCCTCAGGTACATCTTGCTGACGCCTCTGCATTGTGTTTACGTAGTCTTCCCCTTCAGGGCCAGCGAGAAGACCGGTGGGCACGAAGCGGGTTATCCGTCCGAGGGACGCCTCCTCCGGTGACCCAAGTTCGATCAGTAGAAATTGGCCCAGTTGTGGCCGTTCTAGCATGCTTGCATCGTATGGTGCGACGATCTCGGCGGCGAACTCGAGCCCCTTCTCAGTGAAGCCCTTGAAGGTGCCAAAGACTTCCGATTGGGCGAAGAGCATTTTTCTATCCCTCCTTATACCTGATTCCCGCTAAGGACCGCCCCAGGTGCTTCATTCGAAGGAGCCTCTCAGATTCTTCATCGTTGAGGCGCTCACAAACACCTTGAAAGAGCATATCCTGCAGGACCTCTATCTCGAGACCAGTGAGTTTTGCGTAGTCGTGGGCCTGCTGAATACACATGGGATAATCCGGTATAGGGAATCCCTGCTGTGCATCTACCACGAGTTGGCCAAGAATCCTCTCAGCGTTGCCGACCTGCCATTCGGCAATGTCAACTGGCCATACGGGATCAAGCGGACGATCTCCGAATTTGACCAGGAACATCCGCCCCATGGATTGATACAGCCTACGTCCGTCTTCTTCCGGCTCAGTTGATTCGTAAGTTCGGAACCATGTCAAATCGAAATTGTAGCAGTCCTGCTCGATATCGTCTGGTACCTGCGCGTAACACGGGTAAGGCTTGTGGAATGTGGCTTCCAATTCCAGGGCGACAGCGAGCCGACTCAGAACTGCGCTCTGTTTGGCGACGCCAACGAGCGATAGCGCGACGTTGCGTTTGCTGTGTTCAGCGATGCCTTCACGCAGTTTCTGATCGATGATAGGGAACACCTCCCGCTTAAACGACTTGGTCCTCAGTAAACCATCGCGAACAAGAATCGTGTCACCTCCCCAACGGAGGCTCGGGTTAGTGACAAGGTCATATAGAACCGCCCATTCCACAATGTCGCGATAGCAACGCATTGCCCCCGTGCTCTTACCTGGTTCACCAAGACCACGGAGTAGATAAGATAGCTTTCCCAGTTGTTGCCCTACGCCAAGATCGTTGCATAGCCTGCTGAGAGGAACTACGAGGTTTGGACTCGTAGGATCGACTCGATCCTGCAATTCTGCCAGCTTGACAGTACCGGGTACGGCATCGAGTGCACACTCATTTCCGCGTGAATCAACGACTCGCACGAGTTCGACAATCGCCGGATTGAACGTGAGCCGATTATCACCTCCATCTGTAGAGACAAATGATACGGCATTCACGGAGTATGTTCGCAATGCCTTTACACTGCCACTAAGCCGGCGAGCATATTCTCGGAACTTCGCCAGGAGCGGATCATCTGCTCTATAGGCAGATCTAATCTTCTCACGTATCTTCTCAAGGTCAAAATGTGCTAATGTCATTTGCCTCAGTATCCTCCTCGGCTCAGAGATGCGGCTTTGAGGACCGGCTCTGAGACGGCTTTACCAGAAAGCAATAAAAGCATATCGGCTTTGTCCCATGACTTGTATTCCGGTCGCCGCTTCGATCTGGGAATTAGCCACCTCTCTTTGGCAAGATTACCGGTCTCTTCCACTGTGAGTAAGCCACTGTAGTTTGGCTTCGATACCGTCTGTGTTAGGACTCTGCACGCATTACGGGCCATACAACAGACGAATAGCTGACGACCAATTCCATGCTGCAACAGGTCAGGAGGCATGCCAATGATGGTCAACGCCTTCCGGATTGCCCTCAATCTCCAATTTGGTCCCTCGCCAAAGCGATTGTTGCCGGCGTAGGAATCCCCACGTTCTTCGAGATATTCCCGAATTGTGGAGAAGAGAGCATCCGGTATATGGAAGTGCCCCCATCCTGATGTGTATCCTATCGGCTCGAATATCTTCCTGCCATTCAAAGAGAGGCGGTTGTATAGTGACGACTTGCCAAGCGCCGATGTGGTTGTCACAAGACACAATCGAGCGCCCTTCTTTTCTTTTGAGATAATGCCCTCTGAGTCTGAATAGCGTTCGGTGAAATGACTCAGAACGTCCTTCGTGTCGACGAGCGAGGCAACCAGCTTGCCACCGAGCAACATACTGTAAGGAGGTATTGCCCCCAGGACATATGCATCCATCACGTTAACAAGGAGGGACCTTCTCTGCTCGAGTGTCCAGCCGATCCACTCGTCGCGAGCTCTGAGATTGAACACCGGATCGCCAAGGGCCAAAAGGCCGATAAGTTTGTCATTCGACCTATCCCACACCAGAAAACGCATGCGACGTCCGTAACCTTGAGAGACAGGCACACTCCACGCCAGAGTCGCAAGCCGGAAAAGATCCGATTGCCAGGTTCCTCCTTGAATCAGTTCCAGGTGTGGGACAATACGTTTGGGATCGATGTCTGTGCCGCACGCGAAGTACTTGCTGAGGGATTCCCACCTGTGCTTGATGAATCCACGCTCAGCCTTCAAGCGTGTCGCGCGCTGCTCGGAATGCATGGTTCGGATTGCGTCTTTCGTGAGATCTGGAGGTTGCAGACGACCATCTTCGTCCTTTGTGAACCCCAGCTTCTTTAGATGGCGTCGGAGACGTCTCTTAATGTTGGCCTCGCGGGTGAACAGGGGAATAACTGTTTGCTTCTTTGATGCGCGACCCACTAATCTGCCCCCTCTTCCTCAGTCCTAATCTGTTCATAGACCTGCTTAAGCAGATGTCGGCCGACGATGTCTTGAAACTCCTTCTCGTTCATGAACTTCGCAGTGATTTCCTCATTCTGTTCCATCCGGTCGATGAAGAGACCTTCCAGCGCTTTGAGGAAGACGTAACCGAAGTTCTCCATCGTGTTGGCGAGTGCCGCTTGACGCAGGTCGCTGTCGGCCACTGCATCCTCCCGAATCGAATCCAGGAAGAGCTGGTCGGCGGGCTTGAACTCGGTGCCGAATCTCTCGTTCAGGATATCTATCAGCTTGGAGAGTTCGATTTCATCTCCGTGTGCGATCCCGGTGCCGACAGAGGTCGGCCCGGATACCGGCTCCTCTTTGCCAGCTTCCAATCTGATTGACCCCTCGCCAATCTTCTGTAGCCGATAATACTTCAGTGCCACTTCATCATCGAAGTTATAGACCGGCCCGCGGTCGCCTCTCGGCAGCTTGGTGAGCAGGAATCGAATGTAGGAGTATAGCTTCTCCAAGTCCGAATCCTGGAAGGGAATCACCTGAGACATGAAGGAATAGAGATTTCTGTATGCCACGAGTGTTTTGCGGAATTCCTCTCTGATGTCCTCTTCAAGCTCGTTGTACCGACCCACGGCAGGGTCGATACATGCATTCATCCGGGCATGATCCGCGGCCGTCTGGCTACGTTTAGGTTTGTAGAAGACCCTGCAGAATTCTTCCACTTCCGCTTTGTAATACACCTGGTGTGCGTCTAACTTGGCCTGAAGCTCATAGAGCTGTCTTGCATCAGCCCTTTCGCCGATGAGGGTCTGTTCATAGTAAGGCTGGAAAGCCGCCAGGATTTCATCTGGTTCGTTTACAAAGTCCAAGATGAATGTGTCTTCTTTACCGGGATGTGTGCGGTTAAGGCGGGAGAGGGTCTGCACCGCCTGGATGCCGGCCAGCCGCTTGTCGACATACATCGTATGCAGAAGCGGTTGGTCAAAGCCGGTCTGATACTTCTCGGCAACCAGAAGCACTTGATATTCGTCCGTGCCGAAACGTTCCGGCAACTCTTTCTCCCGGATGCCCTTGTTCATGCCCACTTCCGTGTATTCAACGCCGGGCGCGTCCGGATCAATAACCGTTCCGGAGAAAGCAACGAGCGTTTTGATCCCAGTGTAGCCTTTCTCGGCAATGTACTTGTCGAACGCCTGCTTATACCTGACAGCGTGGAGGCGGCTGGATGTGACAACCATAGCCTTGGCCTTTCCACCGATCTTGTGCATGGTAAAATGACGAAAATGTTCGACCATCACCTCGGTATTCTGAGCGATGTTGTGTGGATGCAAACTCATGAACCGAGCAAGCGCCCGGGCAGCCTTACGCTTGTCCACCTTGGGGTCATCCTCGATGGACTTGATCAACCGGTAGTAGGTCTTGTACGTGGTATAGTTCTTGAGCACGTCGAGGATAAAGCCCTCTTCGATGGCTTGCCGCATGCTATATAGGTGGAAGGGAAGAGGCTTACCGTCGGCGGCGGGAGTACCGAACACCTCAAGCGTCTTGTACTTGGGGGTCGCGGTGAAGGCGAAGAAACTGATGTTGGGCTGATGGCCGCGTTTGGCCATAGTGCGCAAGATCTCTTCTTCGTAGTCCGGCAATCCCTCTTCTTCAGCTTTGGCGCGCGCCTCTTCCTTGATAGCCGCACCGGCGAGCACGCCTTTGAGCTCGGTCGCTGTCTCGCCGCCCTGGGAACTGTGAGCCTCATCAATTATCACAGCGTATCGCCGCTTCGGCAGGTCACTTATTCTCTCTGTCACGAAGGGGAATTTCTGCAGTGTGGTGATAACAATGGGAACTCCGGTAGCAAGTGCATCCGCAAGCTGGGTGGAATTAGTGTCAATCTTCTGAACGACACCCTGCTTGTGCTCGAACTGATAGATTGTATTCTGAAGCTGCTGGTCAAGTACGACCCTATCGGTTACAACGATGATCGAGTCATAGACCTTTTCATCTTGGTCGTCATAGAGACTAGCCAGCCTGTGAGCCAGCCACGCAATTGAGTTCGATTTCCCGCTGCCGGCCGAATGCTGGACAAGGTAGTTAGTCCCGGTTCCATTTCCGCGCGCGTCAGCCACCAGTTCTCGCACGCAATCAAGTTGATGGTAGCGCGGAAAGATCATCGTCTCACGCTTGACGTTCTTGCTTCCGAGTCTCTTCTCGTCGGTCTGGAGATGGATGAACCTTGCGAGTATGTCGAGAAAACTGTGCCGTTCCAGAACCTCTTCCCACAGGTAAGCTGTCTTGCAACCATGAGGATTTTCGGGGTTGCCACCACCAGTACCGAAGCCCCTGTTGAAGGGCAGGAATCTGGTGTTCCGGCCAGAAAGACGCGTGGTCATGTAGACCTCGTCGGTGTCCACCGCGAAATGAACCAGGGATCGTTTCTTGAATTGGAAGATCAGATCAGACGGATCACGGTCATTCTTGTACTGCGTGTCCGCATGCCGCCAGTTCTGGCCAGTCATAGGATTCTTGAGTTCCAGCGTGGCGACGGGAATACCGTTAAGGGCGAGCGTGACATCAAGAGTATTGCCATGCTTGACCGAGTAACGCAGCTGGCGAGTGATAGTCAGACGATTTGCTTCGTAGAGCTTGCGCGTGTCGGGGTTGAGACCGCTTGCCGGGGCAAAGTAGGCCACGCGGAAGAGTTTGCCGAAGCACTTGAATCCATGTCGCAGGACAGAAAGGCAACCTTCGTGCTCCGAGTTGAGTGCCCGGCACAGGTCGTCAAACAGTGTCTCTTCGGCGTTCTCCTTCTAAAGATTGGCCAGGTACTCCCAATCCTTAGGTTGAGTTTCCCGGATAAAGGCCAGCACTTCACGTGGGAACAGACAGCGCTCCGCGTCGAAGGTGTCCGGATCGCATTTAGCGTAACCGCCACTTGTCGTCAGGTGGTTCTCAATGGCGGTTTCAAAAGCCGCTTCATTGTATACTTTGGTCACAGCTATCCTTCCACTGAGTGCCCTTCGCGATCCAAGTCGTGATTTGTCGCGATCCCCGTCCTGCAATAGCCTTCATCATCAACCCTTCTCCGATTCTGATACCCAGTCCTTCTCGGCTAATCTTCTCCATGCGATATGGATGTGCTCTTGACGAAACATCTTCTTACGGTCGTTCCAACCACGAACCAGTTGAACTGCGTCGTCAGACGTTCGCGCAGGCTTATCCGTATGCTTTGCCACCCAGTGAGTCGAGGACAGAAGCTCCATGCCGTAAGGTGTTTCGAAGCCCTCAATCAGCCCGGCTACTCGCCCCAGACGTGCTCGGCTCTCCTGGTGTGTTTGCAGAAACTCACTGGCTACTCGGGAAGCCCCGGGGCGCAGTTCGATTTCAACGTCCGGCTTCTGCGTGTCGCCATAGCCCTGAGTGAAATGCCCTTCCATGGTTTCAAGAACTTTGTTCAGGTTGTGGGCGTAAGGCCCATAAAGACCCGGCTCGTACTTGAGTCGTAGGTTTTCACCCGCTTCCTGAAGGAAGTAGGCAAGCTTCTGAATCTCGAGCAATGTCAGCCGGTAGGCCATTTCCTTGTATTGCGTCATGAGGGCGATAAACAGCGCTCTGGCCACGGTCATCTTGGGGCGTTGCGTCCGTATCGGCATAGTCTTGGCCTCCGGAGCTCCGTGCGGCTCATATAGCAGCACTCGAACTTCCGGAAGCGATGAAAAAGCTCTCTCGATCATCGGGCGAACAACCCTCCAACTCAGTCCACCCAGACCGCAACCCAGGGGCGGAACTGCGATGGATGACACCTTCAGCTTTCTGACCTCTTCAGTAAGCGCTTTCAGTCCTGACTCAATATCCTCCAGCCGTGATTTGCCGCGCCAATGTCGTTTTGTAGGGAAGTTGACGATGTATTTGGGATTCAGCATGCTGCCGGTTTCGAACACGAACATCTTACCGGGGTGCACCTGTTCTGCCCGGCAGGCGCGCTCGTACGCCTTGAAGTTGTCGGGGAAGGCTTTCTTGAATTGAAGGGCGATGCCCTTGCCCATGTAACCGAGACAGTTCACCGTATTGACCAACGCCTCTGCATCGGCTCTGAGAATGTTGCCTTTGGCAATCTCTATCATGGTGATGCCTTTGCGCTTCAACGTGAGGTTCTCCCAGAGTCACCGATTTGAGTTTTCTTTTGCATCTGTGAGTCTCAAACTCCTATGACTTGCATTATTGCCGAATTATGCAAGACAAACGCTTTTGTCCTTCAAGCATGAAAATCAAGACCTATCTTCAGTAATTGCAATCAGTTCCGGGAAAATCAGGACCGCTGCTCTTCGACCACCCCCGGCTCGCAGGTCCTTGACACTCCCATTCTCCCGGAGACCATTCAATATCCTCCGAGCACTGGCCTCCGGTATCTTTGACCGGTTTATAAAATCTGAAATCTGGAAGACCGGTCTGTCAAACAGGGCGTCAATGGCCTGGACTGCGTATTGTGACCGGATGATCTCGGGCAGACTTTGTTTCATCCGGTCGTACAGGTCGAGAATTTCCCGTGTCTTCCTGGAATTGGTTTCAGCCTGCTCAATAACGGCCCTGAGGAAAAAGGAAATCCATCCGTTCCAGTCTCCCTTTGCTGAAACGGACTGCAAGCGATGATAATAGACTTCTCGCTGCGCTTCAAGATAAGCACTGAGATAAAACATCGGGCTTGAGAGCAGTCCCTTTTCAAACAGGAAAAGCGGGATCAACATCCGTCCCATTCTGCCATTGCCGTCAAGAAACGGGTGAATGATCTCAAACTGGGCCTTGACTACCGCAAGCTGAACCAGACGGTCCTTTTCGTCAGAATGCAGATACTTCTCCCAGTTATCGAGCGCGGGGGAGACACGTTCCGGGGACGGTGGTACAAAGGTTGCTTCTTCGATGGAACAACCCGGCGGGCCGATATAGTTCTGTATCCGGCGGAATTCGCCCGGCGCTCGGTCCCTGCCACGCACGCTGTCGAGAAGAATGCTGTGCAACTCCTTGAAAAGATTGAGGCAAAGCGGACGCCCCGAGAGTCTCGTCACCGCCATGCGCATAGCGCGGCGGTAATTGATTATTTCCTGTATATCCGCGTATTTTGACGACTCGATATGTTCTTTTGGAGCAGCCTCATATTCCAGCACTTCTTCCATACTTGCCTGGGTGCCCTCGATTCTCGACGACAAGACGGCCTCCTGGGTTGTCAATGGCGAGAGCAATACCTCCGGATTTATGATGCTCTGCAGCATTCCGTCGTATCGCGCAAGGGCGGCATTGGCTTGGCCGATAAGGGACACATGTGCGGCCCAGTCGATGGATTCAAGCGGCAAAGTCTGAGGGACATATGGGTTCATCACGCCACCTCCTTGCGGACGTCGATCTTGCCTGTAACTACTGCTGAAATCAGGGCAGCGCGGTATTTCTGCAAGAGATCAATCGAACTGGCAATGACCTTCTTAAATCTTCTTTCGAAATACACATGCTCTGCCACTTTCCTTTGTTCAATCAAGGGTGGTACTGGAATGACTTCCTTGCTCAAGGTATTGATGTTCAGCGGTCGATTGCGCCCAGCTGCGCCTCTTGAATGATCGTCCAAAAAGAAGTGTCCACGTTTAGTTGTGAAGAATGCCCAGAGGTATGCAGTATCCATTAAATCCGGTTTTCCCCGAAGTACAGGATAGCGATGACTGACAACGCATCCCTCTTCTTCCTCATTTGCCAACGCAACAGCACCTTCCCACGCGAATTGCCCACTGAGAATCAGATCATCTGATTTGAGCCAGAAGAACTCTGAATCCCCGAGATCGAATCCCGCTTTGGGTTCTTTGTGAAAGATGCCACGTGCCCAGTTGTATAATCCAACTGCTGTGTATACTTCTTCGTCCTTACGATCAATCGGTCTCAACACGTGGTTAGCAACATGCCTTAGGCGAAGGTCCTTGGTCCCCGGATGATGAATGGCCTGATGTATCAGGGCAGTTCGCTTCTCCTGGAGCAGTTCGATCTGTCGTTGTTTCTTTTCGATCAGCGCATCAATCCGCGCCGTCTCGCGGTCAAGAAAAGCGGCGATGGCGCGTTGCTCGGGGGAAGGAGGACTTAGAAGACGCACTGCACACAGTTTGTCGCGACTGAGTTCCCTAAACGTCGAGCCCTGTCCCCAGGATTCAAGTTCTCCCTTTGCGGCAAGTAGCTGATAATAGTAGAAGCGGTGATCATCTGTGTTACGGAAGACAAGACAACGGCATCCCTGATTCGTACACAAGGAAATCCCTGCTACCGCCAAGTGCCCTATCGGAGCGCGCGTTGAGAGTACAAGACTGCCTGCAGGGGCCAATGATGTACCACAACTCTCATAGCCTTCCTGTGAGATCATCCTTCGGGTTGTCTCGAGGGTATTCCCCTTTAAGTCGCCCAAGTCATCTGGTGTAGCCCAAGGGATTTCCCCGTCCCAGTAAGCTGGTTCACTACTTCTCGGTGTCGAGCCATTCAGAATGACAAACGTGCGTTTGAGAGGTATCGCGTCCCAATGCTGAGGGACCTCGCCTAACCACTCAACTCCTGACGGCCTGTATTTGGGATACGGCTGCCTGCTCATTCTCGGCCCCTCCCGCGTGGCTTCTGTTTGGCCTTTGATTTCTTGCCAGCCTTCGTCTTCTTTGTAGCCTTCTTCGGTTTGGTTGTCTTCTTGCGCCGCGCTTCCAACACCTTTGCAGATTTCCGAAGATCTTCCACGTACCGCGTCTCGGCCTCGGCTTCCGCCTCCAGCCGCCGCCGTTCAGCAAATGCGTCGTATTGTCCCTGCGCCCATTCGAGAGCCTTATCACGGCTGACCGTGCCGGAACCGGATAGCACTGGCAATTCTGTATCCCACAGAAACTTGTCGAGGAATCCTTCCCAATCGTGCATACGAATATCCTGACGCCGCTGGGCGCGGAACTCGGCCTGGTCGAGGAACATCACGGTGATTCGGTTGAGAGTGTCAATCTCCCTGGCGTCGAGATAGTTCTTTGCCGTCCCTACATCCCGCTTGAGTACCCGCCCTCCCTTCCAGGAAGTGAGTCCCATGTTGGCTTTGCCGGCATCAGCTCGCTGCCGGACGATCTCTGCCGCCGTCATACCCGCTGCGGCATAGTGCATCTTGTTCTGCATGGTTGCAAAGAAAACTTGCGTTTCCTGCTCTTCCTCTCGGTAGTCTTGAGCCAGCGCGAAAATCTCGCGAATTCGTTGGTAGACCCGCGCTTCACTGGCACGAATCTCACGTATGCGGGCAAGTAGTTCGTCGAAGTAATCTACCAGCCCGCTGCCGCCCTTGAGCCGCTCGTCGTCGAGGACAAAACCCTTGACGATATACTCACGCAAGCGGGCAGTGGCCCACTGGCGGAACCGGGTCGCAACCGCAGACTTAACACGGTAGCCGACTGCAATGATCATGTCGAGATTATGGAAATCAACGAGGCGACGAACCTGCCTTGTGCCTTCAACTTGAACTATCCGGAATTTCCGGATAGTTGAATCCGGCTCCAGTTCACCCTCTTTATAGATGTTCTTTATGTGCTCGTTGATTGTCCGAATATCCTTATCGAACAACTCCGACATGAGCTTTTGCGTCAGCCAGACGGTTTCGTCCTGAAGCCGCACTTCGAGCCGGGTCTCGCCGGAATCAGACTGATAGATCAGTATCTTGGAATCGTCCGGAACGGGCAGATTTTCTGTCATTCCGTCACCTCCGCGAGCATATTGGCGATTTCCTTCTCGATCTTCTTGAGATCAGCCTCGATCTCCTCAAGCGGTCTGGGCGGCGTGTATTTGTAGAAGTAGCGATTGAAATTGATCTCGTACCCGATCCTGGTCTTGGATTCGTCGACCCATGCGTCAGGCACATGGGGCAGGACTTCCCGTTTCATGTATTCGTCCACGTCTTCCTTGAGCGGCACGTTCTCGTAGTCACGAAGCTCCGGATCAGGTTCAGGATTGCCCTTGGCGTCGGTGCAGACATCCGCTGTTTCGTCTCGTTCAGCCAAGGTCATGAGGATCGCCTTGAAAAGCGCAGCGGGGACAACGACATTGCCCTCCTTGAACGCACGCTTTATCATCTCCGCGAATTGATCTCGGTTTTTGATCATGCCTTTGGCCGCGAGGCCGGAGAGAGCCGCGATAATCGCCTTCTGGCGTTTCAGACCCTCAGCGATCTCGGTTTGAGCCGCCTTTGTGTCTTTTCGTTTCTTGCTGGTGGCAAGATTCGCAAAGGCCTTAGTCTCCTCGAGTCGTGCAATGCGCTCCTGGTCGACAGCGAAATTGAGCCTGAGCGGACGCTCCACAGTGATGCGTCGGAAGCCAAAGTCTTCATTGTCAAAGACACGGATATGCTCGCTTTCTTTGAGGGAGCCATACCGGCGCGTAATGTCGTCGCGTTGGTCCTCACAGACCTCATGGCGTTTGTTGCCGAGGGATTTTCGCATTTTCTTGAAGAAGCTGGTTCCGTCCACGAGTTGAATCTTGCTCTTACGGCTCGGCTCTTTCCGATTCGTGACAATCCAGAGGTAAGTGTAGATGCCGGTATTGTAGAAGAGCTGATCAGGTAAGGCGACAATGGCCTCAAGCCAATCGTTCTCAATGATCCAGCGGCGAATTTCGCTTTCTCCCGAGCCGGCTCCTCCCGTGAAAAGTGGTGAGCCATTGAAGACAATTGCCAGGCGGGTACCGCCTTCCTTCGGGTCCTTCATTTTGCTGATCATGTGTTGTAGGAAGAGAAGAGATCCGTCATTGATGCGCGGTAACCCAGCACCGAAACGACCACCGAAGCCTTGCTCTTCGTTTTCTCGCCTGATAAAATCGGCTTCGGGTTTCCACTCCACACCGAACGGCGGGTTGGCCAGCATGTAATCGAACTGCTGGCGCGGGAAGCGGTCGTCAGTGAAGCTATCGCCGAAGGCAATGTGGTCGATGTTCTGCCCTTTGATCATCATATCCGACCCGCAAATGGCGTAGGCTTGCGCATTGTAGTCCTGGCCGAAGACCTCCAGTTTGGCGTCGGGGTTAAACTCGCGAACGTAGTCCTCAGCAACGGAGAGCATGCCGCCTGTTCCACATGCTGGGTCGTATAGTGTCTTGACGATACCCTTGGTAGTGAGAATGTCGTTGTCCGGCAGGAAGAGAAGGTCGACCATCAAACGAATGACTTCACGCGGCGTGAAGTGATCGCCCGCTTCTTCGTTTGATGCTTCGTTGAATCTCCTGATGAGTTCCTCGAAGATATATCCCATCTCGATGTTGGAGACGGAATTCGGATGCAAATCAATATCGCAGAACCTCGATACGAGTAGATAGAGACGATCGGCCTTGTCGAGTTTCCCGATGTGTTCCTCGAATCCGAACTGCTCGATGATCTCCCGGGCGCGGGTTGAGAAGCCTTTGATGTAGTTAGTGAGGTTGGCGGCGATGTTGTTGGGATCGCCTTTGAGCTTTTCGAACGAATAACGGCTGGTATTGTAGAAAGGCACTCCTGTGACACGGCAGAGGATGGGGTCAACGTTCTTGACCTTGCCCCCGGAGAGGCTTTTGCGTTTTTCGAGCACCTTCTCCTTGGTAGGTTCCAACACGCAGTCAAGCCGACGGAGAACCGTGAGTGGTAGCATGACGTCTTTGTACTGATTGGGCCGGTAGGGTCCACGCAGAAGATCCGCCACGGACCAGATGAAACTGACCTTTTCGCCGAAGTTATTCACCATCGCTCCTTAATGTCTCCGTAACTCCCGTTCATGCCTCTCGTCGCTAACCTACCTGTCAGGGCAGCTTCAGGCTTCCTTGTTTGATCCTCTTGGCGCAGAAAGCGTCAAGCTGAGCTTTCGCCAGCTTGGATGGTCTGGACAGGCCGTTCTCCCATCGATTTACGGTGGCGAAGCTGACGCCCAGTTCACGTGCTAGGTCTTCCTGGCTGAGGCCGAGTTGATTGCGAACCTCTTTCACCAGCGTGGGATAATCTCTTTCTTCAGGTGCCATCGACTCGTCCTCTGCTTAATGGGCACGTCGCACCAAGGCTTCTTATCATTATTGCAAACGTTATAACATTTGGAAACCAAAATCAAGAAAAATCTGATCGGCAATTGAAGCCCAGCTCCTGCAGCTATTTCAGCCACATGCCTCCAGAACAGGACCTCACCTTGGGAAGGATATGAGTTCAGAATGACAATAGCGATGTCTGGCCGTCAGCTCTTCTTCCACTCGGTTCCGGTGTGTTTCTCCCATTTTCCGCCGCCGGAGAGATCTGTGTTGAACCATTCGTCGCCCACGGATGGGATTGGGATAGTCGCGTCGCGTTCGGCCTCGGTGCCGACCCCGCGATGGATGGCTTCCCGCGCGGTGAGCCCCTGTCCGAGCCGGTCCAATCCTATTATATCCCGCCAACCGAGAATCGGCGCGCGGAGTCGGGATACGAAGGTCCGGTAGGAATCCGCGTCCTTGGCGGCCCGGTAAATAAGGAAGGAGCCGTCGGCGTCGGTGACAAGGCAGGGTGTGTAACAGCGCTCGAGGAAGGGCCCCTGGCCGGCCTGGAACACGGGACTGAAGGCGGCCTTGGTCCAATGGATGCGGTCCCAGGACCAGGCGTACCCGATCCCCGCGTTTCCGGCTTCCCCGCCGGAATAAAGCATCCACCAGCGGCCGTCGGCCAGACGCTCCACGTGGCAGGAGGAAACATAGCCGTTCGCTCCCTCCCAATCCTGAGCATCGATCAGCCCGGAGAGGATCGGCGCGTTTCCATACAGTCGCCAGTCCAACCCGTCGTCCGAGTAACCCAGACCGAGACTGTCGTTGCCGCCGGTCGAGGCGATGAAGAGCATGGCGTAGCGCCAGGTGAAAGGTTTGCCGGGGGCGGAGGACGGCTCCGGGTTGTACCAGAGGAACGAGGGCCCGTAGTGGCCTCGGTTCCAGACCGGTTCGCTTCCCTCGGTGACAAGGTCTCCCGTGCAGGCGGTGTCTTCGGTGAACGCCGAGGCATCGACCTGGGGATTGCAGATCGCGGAGCGCAGACCGGCCATGGCATAGGGCTGGTTTGGAACGTTCGGGTCCCAGTAGAGAATCCTTAGACGATCCGGAGTTTCCAGAGCGCAGACGACATGGTAGCCGCCCGCCGCGATGCCCGTGACCTCTTTTTCGTTGTCCCAGTTGATGCCGTCATCGGAGAACGCGCAGTTCAAGCCGTCGCCGTCTCCATAGTAGGCGATGAAATCCCGGAGGGCGGTGCCGTCGTGAAAACCGCCGGGAGCGCGAAGGACGCGGCCGTAATAGGCTCTGTCCACCGCAAGGGGCAGCACCTGGGGATAGTGATGCTCGAAGATGACCGGGGGCAGACCCTCGGGCGCTTCCGCGCCGGATGGCACAAGCAAGAGCCCGAGATCGACGGCCCGGACCAGGTCCTCGGTCATCGCGGGAATTGTGGTCGTTTTTCCCGGTCCGAGCGTGCCCGGCAGGCTGGGGAGTTCCAGAATGGTGTCTGTATTGCTTTGAACGGTGATATTCATGATTCAATCCTCTCTTCGTGATTTACCCCGGCGGCGATCATCTTCTCATTGATGCGCCGGGCTTCGGCTTCTTCTCTGTGTATGCGCGCCATGACCTTCGAGAAGGCCTCCGCCTCCTTCGGCGGCAACCCGAGTTCCTCCTCGATCCGTTTCAGTCTGGTGTCCAGATTCTCGAGCATGCGCAGGGTGTGATCCCGCAGCACGCCCTCTCGTTTTTCCTGCGGGGAGGGAATGAACTCGGTCAATCCGCCTTGCTGTCGAACGATCATCGCCATGCCTCCATCAACTCAGCGTCGCGCCGAGGGTGTGAATGCGCGGGTAGACCAGGTTGTTGCCGGTCATCTCCGCCTTGTAGCGAACCTTGGTGCCGCTTGGATCTGCGAAAGTGCGGGTGAGCGTATACTCGGTCCACTCCTGATCGATCTCGCGGGTCGTTGCTATGGACATGGGTTCCCAGGTCGCACCGCCGTCGTTGGAAGCGAACCAGTTCAGCGAAGTACCGCTGGGGATATTCATCTGCGTGTAGACCTTGGTGGACTCCACCCCCTGGGTCAGTTCGTTCTCGCGGGTGATGTACGCGCCGGTGGTGTTGTTCAGATACCCGATCAGGTTGACGTCTTTGAAGTTGAGCGCGGGGGAGTCGTTGGCCTCGCTGCCGCTGAACACGGCCCGCACCAGAACATCGGCGGCGATATTCGGCAGATTCTCCTCCTCGGCCGGCACGATGGCGTCCCAGGTGGCTCCGCCGTCGGTGGAATACTCCCAAACGATGCCGGTGCCTTCAGGGATGGAGGAATACTCGTCGAGGTTCAATTCGCTGAACTGCGCGCCGCTGATGGGCAGGAAACGCACTTCACCGCTCGGCTGGAAGTCGTAGCCGTAAATCTTGACCGTGAGGTCGGAGCCGTTGAGCGGCGTCCAGGTCTCGGCGTTGGAGCTTTCCAGCAAGACGCCTTCGGGATAGCTCTGGCGGGTGATGACACCGTTTTGTCCCATCTGGCCCAAGGTGGCGATGCGCACCCGGTAATTGGTGCTGTTGGTGAGCAGCACCACCGCGTAGCTGGTGTTCGCCTCCGCGTAGAAGGGATCGTCGAAGGTGATCTTGGTCTCCGCGCCCAGGTTGATCTCGGTCGGAGAGATGACTTTTTCGGCCAACACGACCTCGTTGGGCAGACCGGTGGTCACGCCGCGGATCTGGACGGTAACCGGAATGCACGCGTCCTTTTGGGTGAACTGCACACCCACCGCCGAGATGACGCGGTTCTGCGTAAAACTGAAGGTCTGCGCCAGGGGATCGCGCCGTCGGGTTCGCCAGCGCCAGCGCCAGACGGTGCGGACCACCGGCACGCGGATGATGCGCGGCGGCACCTGCTGGACGATGGTCTGCCGTTGGACGATGGTGCGGTTGACCACAATGCGCTGGATACGGGTGATCACCAGCGGATCGTTGACCTGCAGATTGGTCTGCGCCGAATAAGTGCCGTCGTTGACTTCGACGATGCGGTTCCCGTTGCGGACATTTGAGGGAATGGTGAAGGACGCGATCACCCGTCCAGCTGCATCGGCGTTGAGGTTGGAAGCGACCACCTGTCCATCGCAGCGAACGGTGACCCCGGTTGCGCTGGGCGTGAAGTTGGAACCTACTACCGCGATGCCGGTCTGTCCAAGGCGGCCGATGTTCGGTGTGATTTCAACCGCCGCTTCCGGTTTTTCAAACACCGCGTACGGATTGATGTTTTTGACTTCGGACCAGTCGGCCTGTTCGACCAGGACATGTTCCGTACCGGGAAGCAGAACGAGGCTTCCCTTGAACAGCGCGTCGCTTGCGGCCTCGTCCACTTCGAGCACATGGGGCGAAGCAATCCGGTCAGGTGCCACGAACTGCCGCACGCTGTCAATTCGTGCGCTCCATTCGCTGTTGTAGATGTCCGATTGGGCGTCATTGGAGAAGTCGTCGGAATAGATACCTTTCTTGGTCTGGGCGTCCCGGTTTTGAAGCTCGTTGTTCATCTGAAACTGGGCGTCGTTGTACTTGAGGTCTTCTACGTCCTTGATGATCTCGTGAATCTGGTCCATGGTGATGCGGGTCAACCCGAAGTTGAGCACCGTCATCGCCACCGAGTCGGGCGGGCAGTCAACGCTGCAAAGTCCCAGTGTTCCCTCAGGAACAACCGGCAGCTTGGGAAAGTCGGCGGGCGCGCCCTCCAGACGTTTGATCTCGCCGGTAGTGGCGTAGATGATATCCTTGCGGCCGAGGTAATAGTCGTAATCAACGCTGCAGTTCGAACCGTCCACCGGGTCGTCGCCCAGCCCGGTTCGACCGAAGTTGATAAGGCTCAAGCCCGCGGGTAAGATTTGGGCTGCAGACATGGTCAGTCCGCTGGTGTTAGTCGCGGGCGGGTTGCCGCCGATGATCTCGTCAACGCCATCATCCATATAAGAAGTCACGCCCGCCCCAACTTGTTTGAGCCTCTGGAAATCGGCGCGGTCAGTGTTTTGCGTGCCGCGGTAGATGCGGTACCCGGTCGCCCCGCTGACCGGCAGCCACGACAGGCGATTGATTTCCCCGGCAAGTGTGTTGCGGGAAACCGCCTGGGCAGCGTCGTAGTGAGTCTCACCGGTAGCGCTTTGAGCGGTGACCAGGTAGAAGTATTCGTCGGCGGCAGGATGGCCGGAGCGTCCAAACCAACCCCCGTCCACATAGTCCGTCCCTTTGATCATCTGCTTGGTGTAGGTCCAGCGGACGGTGTAGGTGGTGCCGATGGCCGGCTCATTGCCCGACCCGAGCCAGTCCACGTAGTTTCCGGACTGCTGCCAGTCCACACCCTCCTGGAAAACGGTCGCTCCCTGGCTCACCTCGAGGATGTCCACGACCGGATTGGGCGTCAGCTGGTCCTCGCCGCCCCCCACCGAACCGCGGGTGATATTCGAAACGATCTCGACGATGGCCTCGACCTGGGTGGTTTCCTTTAGGGGAGTGCTGTTGAGCGCATAGCGCCTGGTGCCAACGTTGTAGGTCTTCTGCTCGCCGCGCACCGATTTGGTGGCGACCGACTTGGGAACCATCGTTGTCGTGGGCAGATCTTTCTGCAGGCGGAAGCCCTGGATGTAGGCGCGCCCGGCGTTGGTGATCACCTCGACGTTGTCCCCGTCGTTGTCGCCGATGAAGCTGTCGAGTCCCTTGACCAGGTAGCTGCCGGCCTGGTCGAAGGTCCGCTCGGCCAGGTTCTGAAGCAATGAGTTCAAGCCCTCGGCCGCTGCGAAGGCGAGCTGGTCCTCCGTGATGGAGGACACCGTGATGCGGCTGCCGGGCAGCGTTCCCAGCAGGTCACGCAGAAAGAGGTTGGATTTTTCCTGGACCGTGGCGGTCACATCGCCGGTCTCGCGGTCGAACTTGTAGACCGGGACGACCTTCCGCTCGGTCACGTTGTTGGGCAGCGTCTCGCCGCTGGTGTCGTGGTCCTTGAGCGTCAGGACCCACTTCTCCCGTTCGGCGGTGGGCTCGCCCGTGGCCGGGTTGATGAGCGCGGCGTCCTGGTTGTAGCCGTAGTTGTATTTGAGCAGATCGACGTAAACGCAGTCCGCACCCGAGGTCTTGGCGGGATCGTAGGTCAACACCGCTCCGGTGACCTTTTCGATGTATCCCTCGACGTAGACGAAGCCCTCGGCCACGGTAAGCACGTTGTCGGTGACCGTGACTCCGAGCCCGCTGATCACCGCGCCCTCCTTGAAGAGCATGTCGGCGATCTTCTTCCGCTCGTGGTTGATGATGTCCTGCTGCTCGTTCAACTCCGAGTCGAGCAGGTCGCGGTCCTGATGGTAGCGGACGCGCTTGTAGTTTTTTGCCGGATCGAATGTTTCGCGCGAGATGGACATGGTCGCTCCTCCTATATCTTGATGACCCCGACGAGCTCCACCCGCGTATCAGAGGTCTTGTTGAAGTCGGGGATGTTTTTCACTTCGTACAGGTATCCGGGATCGAGTACCTCGCCGGTCGGATTGGTGTCAGGGTGGTAGACGCCGTTCGCCGCGTAATCCGACTGGAGTCCGGCGATGTATGCCACATCCCCGCCGAAGAACCCGTATTCCCGAATGGTGATGCCGTTGGCCTCGCTTTCCTCGAAACGGAAGAAAACGCCGATGGTCTGGGTTTCCTCGGCGGTCTCGATGTAGTGAATGCCGTTGACGATGAGCGTCCCTTCCGGGTCTTCCTTGAGAAAGGTGCGCTTGTAGTGCTTCTTTCTGGCCCTTTCATTCTTGAGCGCGACTTGGTCAATCTCTGGAGCGGGCGGGTTCAACGGGTCGGTGAACGTGGCGTCTCCTTCACCGATGGCGCAGTGGGTGATACCCTCGATGGGATCGCCCATGAGCAGCCTCGCGGTGAGGATGCGGCCGGTTTTGACTATCAGTCCCAATGACATGTAATTTCCTCCTTTAGGTCTGGATCACGTGACTCTCGTTGATGAGCACAGCGAAGATCGTCTGCCCGACGTCATAGCTACTCATCAGTTGTCGAACAACCCGTTGCCCGGTATCCTCATGTTGTTCCAGTGCGGCGGAAACTGCTTGCCGCGTGTCGCCGTTGACCACAAAAGGTCGAACCACCAGTAGGGAGATGTCCGTCTCAGTCTGCGAGAGGCGCACGATCCACATGCGGGAATCGAATTCCAACAGCAGGGGATGTACGATACGAGCTTGTGAGTCGACTTCTACGGCAAATGGAATCCATACGCGCATGGCAGCATCGGCGTAATGCCTCACTGTGCGTATCGAACTTGTCGCTCCGACAGCCTCGTATACAGCCGCTGGAAAGACCGGCCCCTGGGCACGGTTCATCGGAACCGCACAACCCGAGTGCGTTTGCAGAGTGAAACGATTGCCTTTATGAGTGGCCACGTCGCAACCTTCCGCGTATCCGGTACGCAATGCCAATCAACCGAGAGGTCCTGAATTGTGGTACAGCCCGTGCCGCTTTCTTGGTGATCTCCTTCTGGTTTCCTTTTCTGACAGCCATGTTCTTACTCCTTCACCGCGCACCAACCAACCCCGGAAATGTTGAAGATCCGGTAGATTGATCCGTCCATATCGAGCACGTCTTCGGAATCGACGGCCCCGTTGCCGACAGCGTAGATTTCGATCAATTCGCCGCGCAGTTCCTTGTATGTGCTCGAGGTGAGGGCCGCAAGCCAGGGGAACATGGTGACCAGGCCGTACCGCATGTCCGGGTCGCATGCGGTGTGAAGATTGCCGTGCGCTGCTGCACATGATCCGGTTTGTCCCGAGGTGCTTGACCAGCCGTCGAACTTATTCAGGGCATAGAAGCTTCCCGGTGATTGATACCGCCCGATGATAACCGGCTGTGGGTCCTCGCCGATCTTGGCCCCGGCTGAGTATGCATTTGCGAGGGTGGCCAGTGTTATCGTGTTGGGAGTCGACACATAGTCAACCGCCGTCACCTGGACGCGCTCGATGTTGGCATCATCCTTGATAAGGTAGTAGCTATTGATATTGAATAGGGTGGCGTCGTTGACCTGCACGACAACGTCGTCTCCGGGAGTGGCGGCTGCCTGGGTTATCGCTACCGCTCCCGACCAGAACCTCTTGATCAATCCGCTGTAATGGCCGTAGTAAGTGGCCACCACCTTAGTCACGATGTAGACATGATCGAGGTCGGCGTAAATCCAGTACAGGAACTGTGAGGCGTCCACTGTCTTGATGTAAGCGTAGCTGCTGTGATACGCTTCCTTCACACCCGCATGGGCGACGGCGTCCCAATAGAGACTGCCGCGAACAGCGATGCGGTCGGGGTTCGTGTCATCGATGAACTGCAGGTAGATGTCTTCCGCACTGGATTCTCCGTAAGACTTCAAAACGTAGTAAGGCTCTGCCTCGGCGGAGCCATCATCGTGGAGAGACCAACCAACGGTATCAACAAGGAAGGTCATGAGTTTTACCAGCAGGTCTGCTGTATTGTCAGCCATCCCAGAAGTGCTGTGATAAGGCATAATCTTCTCCTATAGGACCGGGTTCTCGGTACCCGTGATGCCCAGCTTCAAGTCCGTCTTGTTTTGAACGGCGGTTCCTGCCGGCACAATGCAACGCCTCCAAAAGGAGATGGTAACATCGTGGGTTTTGTCTCCCAGGTTGAGAGGAGCACCTGGTATTGCCATGTCCAGTTCCGTTTGCGTGAGGGCGAGGGCGTACCAGTCGGATTCGTCCCCGCCCGCGGTGTCGACCGGTTCGATCACGAGGCCAGTGTAGTCGTATCCCGAGTAGACCGGCGATCCATCGGCATGCGCGGCGGGTGTCGTTCCTCCGTAGCCACGCTCCACACCTAAAGTGGTGGTTCCTCCGCCGCTCTGGATGCGCATCTGTTCCGAGTCGATGATGATGACTTCGCCGTCGGTGAAGCGCGATTCGGCCAACTGCAGCGAGGTCTCTCCCGATGCCAGGGGCGAAGCGAGAACGGTCTGTTCGTTCGCCATGAAGAGTTCCTTGTCCTTCGCCTCTCCGTTGGTCCCGTTATAGGTGTCGTCGTCGGGGTTCGAGAGGTCGCCTTCGGATATCTGCTGCGTCATAGCGCTGTCTTCAAACAAGTGAATCGCCATTGATTCCTCCTATGCCGCTGGCCATTGGGTGACCGTGTATTGATTGGCCGCCGCTTCGAAACCGGCCTGTGTTTCGGCGTGGTCGTCCCTTTGCCGGAAGAGCCATCGAAACGATGGCTTTGAGATGCGAAGACCGGCGGCGTTGAGCGGCATGAGTCCCAGCCGCATCGGTCGGGTTCGATCTATGGACAACCGCAGCCCTGTGTGGTTGAGCCTGCGGTTGTTGAGCAGCAGGGTTTCCACGCGATGGCGTCGGGGAATGCCAGTGTCCACGGTCAGTTCAAACGAGGCTCGCGCCTCGGTGACGTACGCGTCAGTAAGTTCAGTGATGTTGAGCGGCCGACTATTCAGAGCGAAACCGGCCCTCCGTGCGCGCCAGCGGTCTACGACATCCCAGGCCCCGCTGACTTCCGACCAATCCGAGCCGGCGTAGGCTATGATGATGAGATGCCTGTTGGTGGCCGCGCCGGAGATTTTGTCTATGTCATTGAGGTGGGAATGACCTACCCTGAGCCACTGGTCGAGCCGGGAACGATAGCTGTAACAATGGGTGCGCCTATCGCCGGTGATTTCTGAAGCCGGTTGATCGGCCTCGGACAGAAGGTCCTTTTGTCTGAACTGGACCCGGCAGGCGGTCGCGGATCGGTTGAGACGGGAACGGTTCAGGTCTTGGCCGGCGAGCCTGATGAAGGTGTCGACCGGAGGTTCTGACGGTTTGGTATCGATCTCGCAACAGAACGCGGCCCGACGTTCGCTGACCCATAGGTTGGGCAGCCGCTCATCGTTGAGGTTTCCAACATTCAGCCGGAATCGCTGTGTTCGTCCGTGCCAGCGGGAAATGCATACCGCGGCGCGTTCCACGTCCTGCATCAACGTGGTGCCGTCTGTGATCCGCCACCAGCCCCAGGTCTTGTTCTTGCGTGTCAGGTGATAATCGGTGTTCAGGGCGTTGTGGCTGACCACGAAGGTCTCGTGCAGGTGCCCGAGGCAAACCCGCTCCACCACTTTCTTGATGACCGCCTGGAAATCCGATTCCATAGACAAGAGCGAGTAGAGCCACTGGAGGAAAAAGACCTTGGTTCCGGCCGGATGGTGAAAGACCAATCCGGGACGGATTCCCTGGACGATGTTGTCACTATCGATGCGGTAAACGCCCAGGCTGTAGATCAAGCCGGGCAGCTTGGCCTGGCCCACAATGGACCTGCGGTTGAGACGTAGCACCTTGCGGAAGGTCTCGTCGATCCGCCCCTGCCACCCCAGGTCGGTAAGCGAGCGCCCGATGGCCGGGATGGTCGCCTTGCGCCGGTAGATTTCTACGGCCTCGCGAATCAGCCGTCGTTGCCTCGCGGCGTCGGAAAGCGGATCGAAGCGATGCCCCACGATCTCGCCGAGGAGAGGAAGAAATCGATCTTCGCACCGGTCGATATCAAAGATTTCAGGGAACCGGTCGGCCAGGAGCTTAAGTTCGTCCAGACTCACGGCCGGGACCTTGAGGAAGGTCTCCAGGTCCCCGGTCTCGTCACGTTCCCGATGGAGGGGAGGAAGAAGATCGATGAGTTTCTTCTCGAAATAGGACGACATCAGGATGCCCTCCTGACGTCGAGGTTCACCTGGCCGAGGACGGCGATCTCACCGGGCCTGATATCGATGTCCTGCTGCGGGGCGTACATCTGCACATGGCTTACGCCTCGCACGCCATCAAGCACGGCCACTAGGTCCGAGAAACGCACCGGCACACCGAACGCCATGCGCTCAAAGGCGAAAAACTCGTCAATAGCCTGCTCGGTCCGGCTTCGGATAAGGTCGAGGTCTTCACCCGCATAGGCGTATACCTCGGCATCCACATCTACGGAGCGATAGACCGGATCGAAGAGATTGATCTCGATGGTGATGACGTTGCGCGATTCGAGGAAAGAGGAAAGGTCTTGCTTGAGTAGCGCCGAGGGCGGGCCGCCTCCATCAGGGGCGACCGCCAGGTTGACCTGGTAGTAGCGGATATTCTTGCAGTCATTGACGTCGAGCACCTGGGCCTTGGCCACGCCGGGAAAACCCTCGGCCAACGCCTGGTAGTCGTCCTTGGTGACGGCCTTCCACAGGGACCGGACTTCGGCCGGGGCCTGCTTGCGGGCGTGTTCCAGAGATTCCCTGTCCGCGCCGCCGGTCGCCGGGGCCGGGTTGGTGACGGTCAAGGAGACCTGTTCGCCGCCCTGGTAGACAAGACTCAGCAGCTCCGAGACCAGGTCCGATCCGAGGTTCCCCCCGGCACCCAGGGTTTCGAGGTGTTCGACGTTGATTTCGGCCCCGGCCGGAGGCACACCTCCGCGCAAACCGTCGCCAAAGAAGATGCGGACATGGCCGAGGCCGTCGGTGTCGGTCTGGAAATGTCGAGCGTCGCTGTCGCTCTCCTGGAAATGAAGAACCTCCGTCCATTCTTCGGCCTGGATGGTGATCTTGATGGTTCCATGGGCCACCGCCGTTTCTGACAGGAGAAACGACTGGTTCGGTTCGCCCGTGGCCGTGAAGGTCTCGGTCCTGCTTTCGCCCTGACGCGCGCCCGTCTCGACGCTTGTCTGTCCCCTTGGGATCGTCGCGTCCGCCGCCGTTTCGAATACGATGTCGCCTTCTTCCAGGCGGGCTTTGCACGCCGTTCCTTTCGGAATGATCAGGTCCGCGTCGAGGGGCGCGGCCAGGGTGAAACGCAGGGAGGTTGAAGCGGCCACCGGACCGTCGAGCCGGTAGCTGACCAGCTTGCAGAGATTGATGACGTTCTGTCGTTGTCGGGCGGTGGGCAGGAAAGCCTCGGCCGCCTGGGCATCGAGGTAGTAGGCGAGCATATCGCCTACCCCGCAGAAGAGCTCCAGCAGGACCACACCGAGATCGGACGCATTGAAATCCGTCCAGCGGTCGGTCAACTGCGGCACCCGCGCCAGCAACTCCCGACGCAGGGACTCGTAATCCTTGTTGGTATAGTCGATGCTTGCTCTGCCCATCTCCGGTCATCCGTCGGTTTTCGGTAACAGGGGCCGTCCCCGGACAGCCGGGTGGACCCGCTTGTTACTTACCGACGGAGACGCGGAATTGTCGGGGCTGGGATACCTGGCGAGGCTCGCGGTAAAAGGGATAGACCAGATTTCCTTCCACCTGGCTTTGAATGACCCGGTACGAGATACGAACCGGCAGGAGGTTGCTGTCGACATTCTGCGGCGAGTCGTCGAAGGAGACGTCGGTAATGACGACCCGTTTTTCCCACCGCTTGACCGCGTCGATCACATAATGGCGGATCAGCCCTTTCAACACCTCGTCGTTGGCTTCGAACACCAGGTCTTTGAGGCGGGAGCCGAATTCCGGGCGCATGAATCGTTCGCCGGGGCGCGTGCCGAGAATCTGGATGATGCTTTCTTGAATGTGTTCGTGTTCCCTGGATGTGGCCGAGGAGATCTGGGCTCCGCCCGAGCGTCGCTGGAAACGGAAAGGGAACTTCAGCCCTCTGCCGAGAAAGTCCAGACTCATCAGTCGCACTCCTCGCAGATGATCGTGGACTGATCGTCTTGGCCATCGTCCCCGCCGGCATCGATGCCATCCGGAAAGCGGATGACAAGGTCGAGACCGTTTGCCATAGAAAGGTGGATCGTTCCTTCCGCCTCGATGATTCCTTTATGACCGCTCTCCTGCATCGAGAACCCCTTGGCTCCGCCGGGAACCAGGCGCACCGTCACCTTTTCTCCGATACCTTCGATGCGGGTGATGCTCAGGACGTCCACGGTGCCGACCGGGTTACCGATCAAGGCCGTCCGATCCCCGTGGGAGACATCCAGGCGGTATCCATCCGGAAGCTCGACCCGATAGCGGTCTTCCGACGTTTGCACTGGATCGATATCCAGCGGCAATCCTTCAATACCAGCGGCCTCGTGGGTGACAAGGACCGCTTCCGGCTTCAATGTCAATTCCCTGCCGTCCGGCAGGGTTACAATTCCGCCTTTGGCGGGCTCCAATTCAGTGGAGGTGCCGTCGGTGCCGAATGCGGTAAGGACCCCCGCCGGACTTACACGGACCATTACGCCGTCGGCAAGGGTGAACAGCCTCCCGCCGTCCGGAAGTTCGCGCACCGAAGTGCCGGCGGGCATGGCCAGGAAGGGGTGGTAATCCGGCGGCTGCGGTTGCTCCACGTTCTGCATGTATTGCTGGGCGCTCTCCGCATGGGCCTCCAACACTGTTTGCGCCTCGGCACGCAGGGCTTCGGATGCCTGATGGCTCTGCAGGAGAATGTCCTTGATCTCGGCCAGGCTGTCTTTGATTTGCAGGAGATACGGTATTCCCTCGTCACCGTCCGGGCACACCCCGAGACCGGACGCGAGGATGCGCACCAGCGCCATGAGTTCGTAATGGGACGGCGATGAACTGGTCTGTTCAATAACCGGTCCATCATCTCCGCCGTATCCGCCACCCATTTGTTAAGACTCCTTCCGTCTAATCAAAGCCGTAGCCTCCACCACCCTGGTCGACCACCTCTACCTGGACATACCGCACACTGTCGCGATTACCTGAGTCGTACACCATGATCACCGTCGAACCGGCTTGCCATCCAAGATTCACTTGCCCATCTCCGTCCACCCAGGCAATACTTGAATCCGCGCTTTCAAACTCCGGATCGCCGGTCGGATCACCGCGGATAGAGAGCGGGATCGTCACACCCCACGAATTGACGGAGACCTTGATGCTCTTCGGAAACACATCCCAATATCGTAATTGTAGTTCCTGGCAGTCCATTCGTGCACCTCAATTGGCATTCGTATCCAGGCTTCCGGTCGCGATCACCGCGCCGCAGGCAGCGACATCACCAAGACGGGCGTTAGGCATCGTTTCGGTCACGGTATCTAAGCTCCCGGTAACAATCGGTGTCACGCCGTGGCCTGGTATCGGGCAGACATGCAGATCGCCCATGCGCGCCACCGGCCTGCCGTTCACCACAGTTCGTATCGCACCAGTGATGATCATCCCGCCATGCGAGGAGATATCTCCCATTCTTGCTTGAGGTCTTGCCATGGTTACATCCCTACAAACAGGTGAACGAGAAAACCCACGATGCCGCCAAAGACGCTTCCGAGCGCCAAGACCAGGCCGACCACTTTCCACATGGTCTCGATGCCCAGCTTGTTGTTCAAACCAGCGTATAGATTCTTGATGTCATCGGAATTGCGGCGCAGTTCCTCACGAATACTCCGGGCCAGGAGATCGACGTTTTCCTTGTCCGATTTCTTTTCGATCTCGCGCTCGATCTTCTCGAGTCGCGCCTGGATTTCCCGGCGGTGGTCCTCAAGGATGCTGCGGAACTCGGCCCGCCATGACTCAAAGGTTCGGGCGAGGAGGCGCTCGTTCTGATCCCGATCAATGGGAAGATCTCGATTCTGCTCATCCATCGGGGTGTCTCCTCTTCAACGAGAATCGTCCACGGATTTGCAGATCGACCTCGAACTGATCGGCCAGGCCGCGCCTTTCCAGTGCTTCCGAGATGGCTCGTTTGGCGTAGTGCATCTGTTCTACGCGACGGCTGCTGGATAGGCTCTCCCGGTGGTTACGGTACCGATAGAGCGGCTTCCTGATATGCCTGGCCTCGGTGGCTTCCGAGAGTCGCAGACAGAGATCGTAGTCCATGGCCATCTCGAATGAGGGGTTGATGCCGCCCGCTTGGTCAAAGACCGACCGCCGCATGAGCCGAAAGTGAAACGTCATGAGATCGAGAAGCAGTCGCTCCTTGGAGTATGGAATGCGACAACGCCGCCCGTATCCTCTGGCTTTTCCATCCTGATCGATTACGATATAATCGGTGTAGACGAGACCCACTTCCGGGTGGGCTGCGAGCACTGCGGATGTTTCTTCGAGAACCGTTGGCGACAGCAAGTCATCACTATCAACCCAGCCGAGAAAGGGTGCGGATGATTCAGCGATGGCCGAAACCAGGGAACTCACTCGTCCCTTGTGTTCAGCCTCGATCAGCCTGATCCGGTTGTCTTTCTCGGCATAGCTGCGCGCGATTTCCAATGACGAATCGGTCGAACCGTCGTCCCAGATGACGAGTTCGAAATCTGAGAGGGTTTGAGTCAACACGCTTTCGATGGCCTCGCTTAGAAACCGTTCCCGGTTGTAGACGGTCATTACCAGGGATATCTCGGGTTGCATTACAGTCTTGGTCATGTGTTTATCAGCACCTTGTTGCTGGAGCGCACGATGATGTTGCCCATGACGCCGTCCATGAGAATTGCGCTTCCGGACTTGTCCGTGGCTTGGATGCGTTCTTGACCGGGGACGGCGTTCATCACGACGACCTGCCCGGCCTTGTCGGTGAAGCGGATCATCTCGGCCCCGGCAGTCGAATCGATGAGGATTTCCTGGGTGCCGCAAAGACCCCAGACGAGAACCTTTTCCCGCCCCTTGGTGGTGTCGATAAGAATCTTCTGCCAGCGGGCGCGTGTCTTGTCGCAGGATTGAATGTGGATTTTCTCCTTGTCCTTCCAGGCCTCCCAGCGCATGAACTGACGACACAGGTCGGTAATCTCGACCCTGGCTTTTTGATCCTTGATGTCCGAGCCGATGTCGAGCTGGTTGCCCCGTTCGGCGTCCTTGGTCCCGCGGCGAAAGGCATTGCCGGATTGAGCATCCCGCTTTACGGGGCAATCCATGTGAAAGATCTGTCCGGACCGGTCGATGATCTTCAGGAATTCCTCTTCATCGCGGTCGTCGAGCACGATAGTGTGCCCGGTTTCGGTTTTCAGAAGAACCTTGCGGCGTGGGCAGTAATACGGCGGATGGCCATGGTATTTCCTGTGCTCCAGGTTGTCGCGCCGATCGGCCTTGTGCTCGACCTTGTCCTCACAGTCATGGCAGGTCGGATCGGAACAGAGGCGTTTCGATTCCTCCGGTTGTTCGCCGGGGTTGCTCTTGGCCAGCCATACGCCCGACCAGATCGGGTATTGAACGTTGCCCCCCTCGAACTCAGCCCACACCGACGCGCCTTCTTCCGGAATGAGAAACATACCGACGTCCTCGTTGCCGCCGTAGGGAAAGCAGGGCCACGCCCAGTCCGACCAGTTCTCCTTACCTGTGCCGAGTACGGCCGGGATTTCCAAGCGGCAACGACCGAGCCGTTCCGGATCATTGTTGTCCCGAACGAAGGCCCGGTACTTGCCGTACCAGCGGTTTTTGTAGCGCTCCTCGTGCTGTCTGTCCTGAGTTTCGATCAATGAGCAACCTCCGGACTACCAGGGCAGAATGCCACGCAGAACTTCACGGACAATACGGGTTGCAAGACTGTCCGGCTTCTTCTTTTCATCAGCCTTGGCCACGGCGTACTGAAGTGCATCCTTAGCCGCCGCCGGTAGTGTAGCCTCCTGCGCCGCAACGCCTTCCTTGACTTCCTTAGCGCCGAACCGCTCGATTACTCCGATCACCGTGTCAAGGGCAGCGGCCCTGGCCCTACCCCAAGCGGTCAGCTTGATGATCGTAATCAAAGTCACGAACAAGGTCGCGATGAGTTCCTTGTGATCGAGGATGAATGTCAAAATCTGTTCAAGCTGTTGCATGTTCGTCTCCTTCTGTTTGCTTGAGTACTTTCGCAAGTGTCACGTATTTGCCTTTGAGACTTCCCCAGCGGGCGCGGCCCTCACGGACATCGACATGGATGAATCCTTGTTCAGGGTAGACCCCAATCCCGCCGTTCCGGAAGGCCGGGACCTGTGCGGCGAGTTCATACATCTTGACCACCGAAAGACCTTTGACGACGATGTCTGCGGCATTGCCCAGCAGGTGTTGACTCTGTCTAGCGCCACCCACAGCCCGGTTGTGTTCGGGGCATCGGTAGCCACTGGTGATTCGAACCGGCACAGCGGCTAGATCGCGGAGTTCCTGTAGCGCTTCCACTAGGTGCGGATTGACCTCGGCCTTGCCACAACACCGGCAAGCGAACTCGCTATTTGAGAAATTCTTGCTCAAGTCTCCCATACTTAGTTGCACCTCACGTCCTTTGCCCGCTGTCGGCGTCGATGGTCACCATCGGCGGCGGTTCCTCCTTCGGCGTGGGTGGCGCTTCCTGATCGTTCTGCTTACCCTTAGCCTCGTCTGACTTATCGCCGGCCCCTTTGCCCAGGGCGTTCTTCTTGAGTTTCAGTTCGCAGTGATATCCGCCCTCGCCGAATGCGTGGCGGACCGAATGGCAGTAGTAGACGCCCGAGAATTTGCGGCCTGCGCCCTTGAGTTCCACGTTTTGCTTGGCGCGCAGGGTGGGGATGCCGATGGTCGCCGCGTCGGCTTCCACCTGGCGGAGTTCGGCCTCGCGGAATTTCCTCTCCGAGAGGTCCTGGGCCGGTTCCTGTCGCGGCTCCTCGTGAAAGCCCTCGGAACGGTCAAAGGTGGGGATCACTTGTCCGGATTCCTGCTCCTTGTAAGCGCCTTCGCCGGTGTTGCCGTCCACTAGGTAAGTCCGCTTTCCGAGGGAGGTTCGCTCAGGAGTGGTCTCGTTGTTGGCCTTGTGCTCGACCGCCTCTTTCTTGCGTGGGTCCACGCCCACTGCCTTGGTCTCCACACCCGCGCCCTTTGCTCCCTGCGATTGGGTCGAGGGGCGGAATGAGCGCAGTACACCCTTGCGGTCGGTGAAGTACTCAAGAACCGCGGCGGGCTTTTCGTCCAGATCGCGGGGATGGAAATGCAGTTCGTCGTCCTGGATATAGAAAACGTACCCGGTCACGCCGTCGCCGTCCTTGTCGCGCGCCTTTCCGGCAAGCTCCTTAAGGAACTGCGCGTCGGAGACGTTGCTTTGGGTCACACGCAGATGGCGGCCTCTGGTAGGCGTGACCACCGGAGTAAGGTCGTTGGCCGAGGCGATCTCCTCGGCGATCTCGGAATAGAGGATGCCGGGCGCGGGCTTCTGCCAGACCTTCTGGTTCTCTTTCCCAGTGAGCTTGAAGCCCTTGTCGTAGGCCTTGATGCGGATGGTCGGGTCACCGTCCTCCGGGAAGTCGTAGTCGATATCCTTGATGACGGCTTTTTTGCGCGGCGAGAGGTTGTCGACATACCCGAAGCGGGCGACGATCTCGTTGCCTTCCTGGAACAGTGGATCGTCGACGAACTGGAGGTTCCGGTCGGTGACGGCCAGCTCCAGTACGTCGAGTTCCTCTTCGTTGTCCTCGAAGACGAACGAGGTGATCTCCTGGGTGATGTCCGCCGAGAGGGTCTGCCCCTCGATCTGGATCAGAAAGGTCGGTTTGAAGGTGTCGATATCCATACGCCGGTCTCCGGTTGGTCCGCCTTCATGGCGAACTTCAACGGATACTTACCGGCGCGGGGGGCGAGGTGTCGGATTAAGCGAGCTGGCAAGGATTAAGTCATTTAGAGACAAAATTCTGCAATTTTGCATTTGAAACGTCTGGAATCCCGGTATCTGTTAGAAAAAACCGTGAAAATCCAAAGTTTAACTTGCGATTTTCACGATAATTGAGTATAATCATGCCATGATTACTCGAAGTATCACAGAAGAGCTGGTCCAGTCGGCCGCTGAGTATCCCGTGGTGACCATCCTGGGACCCCGCCAATCGGGCAAGACCACCCTAGTTCAAATGACGTTTCCGGACAAGCCGTACTCCTCCCTGGAAAATCCGGATGTCCGAGCAGCAGCCGAAGCTGACCCGAGAGGATTTCTTGGCCAGATGGAGGGCGGCGGTATCTTGGATGAAATACAACGGCTTCCGGCCCTGCTCTCATATCTCCAGGGAATCGTCGATAAGTCCAGACAGCCGGGCCTGTTCATTCTTACTGGAAGTCACCAACCGCGATTGCACGAAGCTATCAGTCAGTCGCTGGCGGGCCGAACCGCCATGCTGACACTGTGGCCTTTCTCGCTTGGAGAACTCCGCAGCTACAAATCGAAGTGGACACCTTTCGAGTTGATAGTCCGGGGATTTTATCCCAGGCTTCACGAAGAGGGGCTCGATCCGCGAAGGTTCTACAACGGCTACCTGCAAACCTATGTCGAGCGCGATGTGCGGGCCTTGATTCATTTGCGCGACTTGGCACAATTCCAGAAGTTCCTCACCCTGTTGGCCGGCCGAGTGGGACAGATCGTCAATCTCTCCTCGCTCTCGAACGATGTGGGGGTATCCAGCACAACCATTAAGAACTGGATAAGCGTGCTGAAGGCGTCATATGTAGTATTTGAACTGCCGCCATTCTTCGAGAACATTCGGAAGCGCGTTGTGAAATCCCCTAAGATATATTTCACGGATGTTGGTTTGATTGCCTTCTTACTGGGCATTCACACCGAGGAACAGGCATCCCGCGATCCCCTGCGCGGCAACTTGTATGAAAACCTCGTGATCGCGGAGGTCGCCAAGGGCGCTCTCAACAAGGGAATAAGACCGGAACTCTATTTCTATCGCGATACCTACGGCAATGAGGTCGACCTGATCATCAGGGAGAAAGGTCAACTCACGCCGGTGGAGATCAAGTCGGCCGGGACCTTTTCCTTGGACTTTGTAAAAGCCCTGGAGCGATTCCGAGATCTGGGTCTTAAGCATGTTGTTGCGGGAGCGGTTCTCTATAACGGGGAGCAACAGTTTAAAGTCAGAGGCACTCTAACTTTCAATCCGTTCTCTGTCGATAATATCTGGAAGACCTTGACTTCACTGGAAGAGAACAGAGACCCCTGATTCGCGACCTCACCCGATCAGTTCCATCTGGACATGCTCCACCGATGGAATCCGCAGGACCGACCCCGGCTCCAGCTCCAGCGGGAAAAAGATGTCGTTGTAATCACAGATGATCCACCACAGATCGGCCCGGCCCAGATAGCGATGGGCGAGCAGATCGACCCGGTCCCCCTCGACCACCGTGTGAAACCGGTCGTCGGGCCGGGGTCCGGTGTCGATGCTCGGGCGCACACCCAGGAAGTCGCCTTCGGCGGATGTGTAGAGAATGGACGCCGTGTATCTGGATCGCCGACCGATCATCCGCGCACCTCCGAATAGTCCACCGATTCGTCTATGTACTCCTCGAGCATCACTTCGACCTCGGCCTGTTGAGGAAGTAGGCTATCCCGGTCGAACAAGTTGAAAAAACGAGCTTTTATCTGGCGGACCACGCAAAGCACGCCCGGATAGAGATCGCCGAACATGAACAGAACGCGGTGCGGTGCGTTCTTGAGCATAGTTCCTGTGTGCTCTGGGTAGAGAAGTGATCGTAACCAATCCACGGATTCTTTGACCGGTCCTTTGAAGAACAGCAATTTGAAGCCGATCTTGCGCGGTTCACCGGCCACGTACTGGTAGCGGGGATGGCTCATCCCCGGTATCTTGATGGTGGCGTAAGCCGCACTCTTGTCGTCCAGGATGTCGTTAGGGTTGTACTGGAAATCCAGGTAATCGCCAGTTTCCACATCCACGAGGTACGCTGTTATCTCTTTCTGGTCCCAGGACATTCACTTCCTCACAGCGTCTCGTAGTTCTTGATCTTACGTTCACGAATATCCCGATACACGGACTGAGCGACCTTCCGACCGTCCAAAAGCGTGGTGACAGAGACATCAATAGGTCGGTCCGCCATCGCATCAAGCTTTCCAAGCAGGGACTCAATCATCACTCGGAGATTCTCTCCGGTCGGTGCGGCAGGTACCCCAAGGCTACCTGAAAAGAGCGAACCCCTTGTCTCACCGAGTAGGCGCGCCTGCTCCGGGGCAGGATGAGCACGAGTGATCGTTTCGACCACCGTCGGCTCCGGCCTTCTAATGCTCTCCGCAAAAGCCGGAATGTCTCCTGCAAGGACAGGCGTGAGTGATAGAGTGCCAGTTTGCACCATTGGCACGGTGGCCTGACCCAACATGTCGTCCACAAAACCGAATGCCTGACTCAATGCACGAGCAGGCACCTGAGCGGCCTTGGCAATCCCTCCACTCAGAGCCTCGAGAATGGCCATGCCGCTTCGGGTAAGGCTGGACAGCGGACCCTTTTCAGCATCGGAGAACGGCAATAACTCACGCAGTTTACCGAGGGCTTTTCCCAGCATGTCGACAGGATAGGTCACTGCCGACCAGATGCCCTCGCCCAGGGCAATAAGCAGCCGCTTGCCTGCCTCAAAGAAGGTTGTGTCACCCGACAGGAAATCCCGCATCACTCCGAAGACATCCTGCAAGGTTCGCACCAGCGGCATGTCCATGAATGCGGTGACCAATGACGATGCGATGGCAGTGAAAAACCCTCCGATGGAAGAGAACAGCCCTTTGATGAAATTCCAGGCACCGACGATCACATCTCGCGCCCAAAGGAACGGTGTTGCCAGGAAGTCGAACACGGCACCGCCGATTGACTTCAGGCCGTCGCGTACAGAGATATCGCCGGTGAGGACCTGCCAAACCGCGTAGACGACCCGTCCCACCATGCGAAGGGCTTGGACCAGAAGCCGGATCGGGAGGAAAAACTTGTAGATAAACTTTCCCGCTTCGATGAAAGCCGTGACAATGGTCTTGCCCAGCCAGACAACCGCACGCACCACCCAAGCAACAACGGTGACGACTAACACCAGGTTATAGATCATGTACTTCAGAATATACGCACCCACCTTGGCGATGACGCCGAGCACGGTGCCGAGGGTCTCTCCGAGGCTTCGATAGGAAGAGGCATCGGCTGATGTAGCCGCTAGACCAAAAATCTCCATGACCGAGAAGATCGCCTTGTATAGTGCGCCGTATGCCTGCATAAGCGCTCGGACAGCCGGTTCAAGAATCGCCCTGATCTTTCCGAAAGCGTTGGAGAAGGCCTGCCACAAACCGGTCAGGAACTGCTGCACCCGGTAATAGATACGGAATACTGTGACGACTAATCCCATCAACCCTGCTTGTTCGAGTTTCTGCGCCAAGTCGGCTGACATCGTCCCGGCACCGCCGGAGAGGGACGTAATCAGTGCCTTTATCCCTTGGAAAACGAGTTTCACTTTTTCCCACGCTCCGAGGATAGTATCCCGGATACCGGCGAAGTTGGTTTCCCATGCCCGCTTGAGGAGATAGACAGCGAGCACCACGGCACCGATGATAGCTACAACGGGCAGGAAATAGGTAGCGAAGGCCGAACCTACACCGGCTATGGCGGCGCCCATGGCCGCGAGACCTGCTTTGATAACAGGAAGCATCAGGCCGATGGTCCCAGCCGCGGCGATCACTCCTCCGACGACGACCAGCACGGCACCCAGAGCCATGGACAAGGTCAGGAGGACCCTGGTCAATCCCGGCATTGAACGTGCAAGCTTCTGGAAAAACAGGACGGCTTTGGATATCCCCTGGATTATCGGCGTGACCACTGGTAGCAGCGTGCGGCTGAGGATTTCAGCGAGGTTGCGGACCTGCTGGCGCAAAACCTGGAACTGGCTCCCGATATCGATGTTCATTGCCCGCGCCATTTCTTCGGTGACAGCGGTACCCGTCTTCATGGCCTGCGCAACTGACTGAATGTTGCTCTCCAGCGCCTCCGTGCCCTGGGATATCTGCAACAGGAACTTCACTGCTTCGTCGGAACCGAAGGCCTTCTTGATCTCCACCTGGGCGGCGGCCTGGGACAGGTCAGGGAACCGCCCTTTGACCTCTTCAAGAATAGAGATGATCCCCTTCAGCCGTCCTGTCGAATCGACGAACGACAATCCGAGTTTCTCGCCGGCCTCCGCAGCTTTCATGATGAACGCCTTGTACAGGGTTCCGGCTTCCGAACCGGGCATGGTGGTCTGGAGTTGCCCGAGTATGGCAAGTTGCTCCTGCAACGGGACATTGGACGAGGCGGCCACCGCGCCGATGTTCTTGATGGCGTCCGCCATCTGTGCCCCGGTGGTCTTGAATGACGCCACGGTCTGCGCCATGGCACCGGAGAAAGCTTTGGCCCATTCCATGTCGGTCATATCCGCCATGATCGGCTTGAAAATGCCGTACCCGGTGGTGAAGGTGCCGACCATCTCCTGGATACTGGCCTTAGTGGCCTTGGCCGTGAGCGCGGCCATGGCGGAGAAGGTGCCCACGGCTTCGTCGGAGAGGCTCGACAACGCCGACTTGACGTCATAAGCCGCGCTGATGAATTCGGCCTTGCTGTATCCTGCCCAGGAGTTGGTGAAACTCTCAGCAGCATCCTCCAAGGCACGGAGGTCCTTGATTCCAAGCGATGCCATTTCGCCCAAGGCCTTTTGCGTGGCGGCGGTGGAGGCGACAAGACCGACCGGCATGGCCATGAGCGCCAGGCCCGCGCCGATCATCATGGTGCCTTTTTGGATGCGGTCGAGGTTGCGCGTCATGCGCTCGCTGGAAGCGGCGACCGTGGCGTCCAGCGACTGCATGGACGTCTGGACCCTGGCCGCGTTCTGCGAGAACGCGTCCTTCATGGAGACGATGACGCCGAGTCCGAGATCTCCGTTCATTCTCGGTTGCGCTCCAATTCCTCACGCTCAAAATCAAGCTGCCGCTCCAGGGCCTCCACGAATTCGCGGCGGACCCGAAGCGGCAGCGCGCGTGTTTCCGAATAACTCCAATGGAGCCCGCCGTAGGCGAGAAAGAAAGCGTCTCTTACAAGCGAACTCCGGGGAACAAAAAACCCGGTTCCACCTCCAGCCGGGTGCGGATGCGTGTTCCGCAGGATTCGCAGTCGACCTCCAGCGTGGTGTCGATGCCCGCGTCCACCTTCAGCATCTCCTGCCGCAGGGCGCTGCGGTCGCGCAGAGACATATCGTTCATCAGCTTTTTGCTTGGGGCCGCTCCGTCGATATCGATGATGCGGATGAGCATGGCCGAAGAGATGGAAGGCTCTTTGAGAGCGGCCAACCGTTTCTCCTTGTGGCCATCCAGGTAGCCGAACCGCACCTTGCGGTCCGAGCCGGGCAGCGTGAAGTCGAATTCCCGGGCCTCGCCGTAAGGGGTCGTTTCAAGCTCCTCGATGTCGATGGTCACCAGATTCGTCGCGCGGCATGCCGGATTCGTACAGGTGAGTTCCAGTTCCACTTCGTTACCGAGGGAAATCTGCCGCAGCTTGACCAGGATGAAGAGGCGGTCGCCTGAGAGCAGGTCGAGCACATCCTTCACCGCCGGTTCATCGTTGGCACCCAGGCGCACGATGCAGTTCCTGAGCACCTGATTCACCGCATCGCCGGTGCGGATGAGCCGCTGATTGGTGAGCAATTCCTCCTCGGCTCCGGTCATTTCCCGAAGCTCGACTTCGACGCCGCTGGGTAGTTCAAAAACGTGCATGGTTCATCTCCTTGGATTAGGTCCAGTACTGGTAGCTAATGGTGAGCTTCTCGATGGTGTTGTCCGTGTTCGCGCCCTCGAGCTCGTCGTATTCCAGAACCTTGATCCACGCGCCGTGCAGGGTCCAACGCCTGGTTTCGTTTCCAGTGCGGTCGTAACGGACGATGTCGATGTCGCGCATGTAGTCGTTGGGAAGCCCCCCGACAACGGCGTTGACGTCCACCTGCTTCTTAATCCACTCCCGGGCTGCCTCGTCGGAGCCGTCCTGGAGAATCCCTTTTTCCAGGTTGATGTCTTCGAACTTGACGCGCCCGGCCACTTTCTGGTCGAACATCGAACCGGCCGGAGCGAAAGCGACCTCTTCGAACTCGGTTTTGGGCTCCTGGCCCTTCTTGAAAAGCACCACATCGAAGCCGTTGACCTCGACGGCGAATTGCCAGTTTTGATACAAGCTCTTGGGCATATTGCCGCTGCGCATGGTTTACCTCCTTACCCCGTCGTGAAGATTTCTTTGAAGTCGGCCCCCGTAGCGGTGAGCACGAAGTTGAGCTCGATGAATTCCGCCGTCTTGGTGGGCTTGACGAAGATGCGCGCCACGAGCTCGTTCCGGTCGATCACGGTCGGGGTGTTGGTCTCCTCGTCGCATTGGACGGCGAAGTCGTAGAATCCGCCCTTGTCCTTGATGTCCTGCAGGAACGGATTGACCAGCCGGACTAACGACCGCCAGGTTTGCGGGTTGTTGGACTCGAAGACCACGAAGCGGGAAGACTCGGCGACGGCCTCCTCGATATACATCATCAACCGCCGGACATTGACGCGGTCCAAGGCCGACGGCTGGCTCTGCAACGTCTTCTGGCCCCAGATATTGATTCCGCTGTCGGGAAAGGAGGCGATCACGTTGACGCCCTCCGGATAGAGAACGTCCCGTTCGCCGCGGCTGGTTCTGTATCCCAGGGACAGCGCGTTGAAGATGCGTCCGCGGTCGATGCCCGCAGGGGCGTACCATACATAGCTCTTCTGATCGCTGCGGGCGAAACAGCCGGCGATGGCACCGCACGGCGGAATCAGTTTCCGCTTGCCCGTGACCGGGTCGTTGATCTCGATCCAGGGGTAGTAGAGCGCCGCGTAGGACGAGTTGAACGCCGCATGGTTGTACATGCCTTGTCCCTTTCGGAAATCCACCGCTTCGAGCGGTTCCAGCATGAGCGGCGTTTCGGCGAGGAGCATCAGGTCCTTGCGGTTCTCCGCGTAGGCGACACCGGCATGAATCACCTCCGCCGTGGTCACGCCCGGCACCATGATCATGTTGAGCGCGTCGATCTCGTCGAAAGCGTAGTAGCCGGTATGCTGCGACGGGTCCCCGGTGTAGTCGGCGTCGTCAAGGCCCGTAAGCCCGTCGTCGCCTCCGGAGAGAGCGCTCAAGCCGGTCGTCGGACGATCCTCCGCGACGCCTGAAGACGCTCCGAGATCTTCGACGGTGATGAAATCGGAACGCTCGTTGACGGCCAGCTCGACATGGTTCGGAGCAGCCTCGTCCATGGACAGGTCTTTGAAGACCTCCACGACATCATCCTTGTAGCGGACCACGAGGTTGAACGATCCCGCAGGATCGAGCGATCCGTCTTCGACCTGGACGCTGATGCAGTCTCCCCAAACGCCTTCATTCGCTGCGAATACGCGTAGGGTGTCCTGGGCGTCCTGGCCGCCTGTTAGGTTCGCCGCCGCGGCCGGCTGCACGACACCGATCTCCTCGGAAGCTGTCTGGACCAGAGCGTCGGCCTCCGCTTTCGCGGCGATGGCGGATACGACCTGATCCGCCGTTGCTGACGGGTCCCCGGCGCTGTCGGTCGAGAGGTTCACCGTGATCGCCTGGCCGCTGACATCCACCGAAAGAGGCGTATCGGTCCCGGAAGCGATGAGTTCGACGGTGATGCCGTTTCCGGCGGCACCGGCCTGCCGTGCCGTCCAGGTAATGCGGTCGGTCCCCTCGGTGCCGGTCTCGAGCGCCGCTGCGGCCGCACGTCGGTCCTTCAGCGTCGCCGAGGCCTTCACGGCGGTCAGACTGTCTCTGTCCGTCGGATCGAAAAGGTGGGCGATACGGTTCACATAGAGCACCGAACCGCCGTTGTCGAAAAAGGCTCGTGCGGCGTAAGCCAGGTGGCTGGCCTGCAGATAGGAGCCGAATTTGTTGATGAACTGTTCCCAGCTGGTGACCAGTACCGGTTTGTTGATCGGACCGCGCTCGGCCACGCCCACCATGCCGCAAGAGGAAGTGGAGATCTGTTTCACATAAAAGCTGAAATCGATTTCCCGCGTGTAAACGCCGGGTGAAAGATATGTCGCCATGGTCTACCTCCGCTTGCGCCGTTTGGGCTTGGGTTTTCCGCCGTCTTCCTGTTCCGGCGGTTCATCGAGCGGCTTCTCAGAACGGGGGATCGTTTCCGGCGGTGCCGACCCTCCCGAAAGCGAGACGAGACCACGTTTCGCCGCGGCTTCGATCTCGGGCGATAGGTCGTCGTCGCTGATGCTTCTGATTTCACGGGGATTCAGGTGCAGGCCCCGACCGTCGCCCGCGAGGTGCAACGTCAAAGGCTGAAAGAGCAGATTTTTGATTTCGATCACGACAGTGCCTCCTTATTTCATGGTGTGTAGAGCCGGTCCTCCTCCACGCCGTCCCGGAACTCGAATTTCCTGTCCTTGACCAGCGGGCCCGTCAGCACGACGCCGTCGTAGACGGGGCAGTCCTCGATTCGACATCGGCCGCTGCTCTGGCGGAGGTCCGACAGGTTCACGCGGCGCAATCCACCGAGCGGGGTGATCTCGGTGAGATTTATCGTCCCGCGGTCTTCCACGATCAGAACCGGGTGGCGTTGGTAGAATCGGGCGACGTTTTCCTGCAGATCGAGCAACTCGCCTTCATGTGCGGCGGTGACGATGACGTCGAAATCCAGGTGATAGAGGCGCGGATGGCGGCATTCTTCGTAGCTCAGGTTCGGAACGTCCTTTTCCACCATGCGCGCTTGGGTGCGGCGGTCGCCGTTCTCGACAAGTGTGGGGCCCTGGAGGATGAGGCTGGGAACCTTGGGCACTTCGAACACGTCGTCCGCGGCGACAAGCACCGCATCCGGGTCGATCTCCGCCTTGACCAGGCGGATGAAGCTTTCAACAACGATTCGAACGGTTTCCAAGGTCCGGCACCTCCGGTTTCAAAGGCCGCCCGCCGCGATACCCGCGAAACGGACAGTTATGCTTCCGCTGGATATCTACCGGAGCGGCTTGGGAAGTGTCGGGCAGGGATCAGAGCACCGTGCGGATGGCCTGCCGGTAATTCTCGATGACCTGTTTGCGATACTTTTCCATGGTGGGATGAAGGAAGGGACGGGGCGGGATGACGATGACCGCTCCGTTCGGGTGCTGAATGGTGGCTCCGTACTCCATCACGGCACCGATATTCACCAGATCGTCGCCGTCCTTGTTGACGGTGCCTCTGAGCAGTCCGACAAAAGCCCGATCAGCCAGAATGCATTGGGTGATGGAATTGACCAGGAAGCCGGTATCGATCAGGGCAGAGCTTCCGCCCTTGCGCTTGATGGTGCTTTCGGCGAGTTTGACGAATGGCTTTCCGCCGGGAGCCTGGCTGCGGATGCCGCGCTTGATCTCCCGGACCAGGAGCAGCGCATTCTTGATCGTCGCCTGACGCAGGGCGAGGGCGAGACGGGGGCCGGGGTTTGCGGCCAGCTTCGCCTTGGCCTTGTCCCAGTCTCCGAAACGTTTAACTCCCATGCAGCCGGACCAGTTTGAGGACCTTGTGGGTGATTACGCCGAACAGGCGCTCTTCTTCCACGGTTTGAATACGGAATGCGTCTGCGCCGGTCTGCACGCGATCTTCCGGTCGAACATCCTGGACCGGCAGAACACACGCCACGGCGTCGATCTTGTTGTTCAGGTCCTCCGGTGGAGTCTCGACGAACTCGAGCGGAAAGGTCCCGATTTCCTCGAAAACGGCGTCGTCGGAGCCATAAAGTCGCTCGCCGTGAACGGCACGCAGAAGCATCGCCTCTTGTCCGAACGCCAGGATGAGTTCTTTCACATCATCGGCGGCGCGGATCTTTTCCTGGTCGCTCAAAAGAGTCACAGATCGCTTCCTTGCTCGTAAATCACCGGGGCGAGACCACCAGGCGTGATGATGTAGTCCTCGGGCGACGCAGCGGCTCCCGGTTTGATATCGCTCAATCGCTGCTTGTAGACGGCCTTCAGGTCCTCTTCGAGTTCGGCCCAGTGTTGGGGCTGCTTGGTTTTGTCTACCCGTTTGTCGCCGCTCGAAAACGAGAACGCGTTCGCCGTGGTCGCACGCATGACCTGGCATGCATGAATCTGGCCGAGCAGCAGAAGCAGTTCGAGCGTTTCCCCTTCAGGCTCCGGAACGATCTCGCCGTTTGCGACCGAAAGGGATATTTCCAGATCACGGGCCAGTCGGTGGACGCCTTTGAGGATGCAGCGCTGCAATACCTCGTCGGTGAACAGCTCACCGGCAGGGTCCGACAGGTCGGTTCTCAGTGTTGCAACGAAATCACTCAGCGCCACCGTCCACCTCCGCCAGTCGCTTCTTCAGCGCATCGATGACCGTGCGCCGCTTTTCGTTGGCAAGGTGGGCTTTGAGCAGGTCCGTATCGCTTTCAGTACCGATCCGGGAAATCGCTTCTGTCGCCGTCACTTTGGACAGGTCGCTCTCGTCGGGTTCCTCGGGGGGATGTTCCGGCTTTTCAGATGGCTGCGACGCCTTCGTTCCCTCTTGGCCGATACGGGTCAGGTGTCCCGCGGACAAGGCCTGTTCCATGTGGGCTGTCAGATATTCGACCTCCAACACCTCGCCAGGCTCGAGACGCAGTCGCGCATCGGCTATGATGAGGACGCCCGGACGGACGTTTTTCACCTTATTCATTTGGAATCACCTCCATCAGCCGAGAATCTTGATCTTGGCCACGACATCCGGGCGGGTTACGCCATGTCCCATTTCAGACCAGACCAGCCAGCCGGTTTTGAAACGGGTCTTCTGCTCGATGGCTTCCGTCTTGAGGTTTTCCCTCACCGGCATCTTGCCCACCTCCTCGTCGGGAATGAGCAACACTTCATCGAGGGACTGGGCCGCGGTGAGCAGAATGCCACCGGTACCGTAGTTCTTGATCACTCCCTTGGCGCGCAGCTCGGCCTTGGTTTGAGGATCGAGGTTCCAGCCGCGCAGATCGTTGAACCGCCGGCCCCGCATGACGATGTACTTCACGGAAAGTTCGAGGTCCTCGATGATCGAAACGGCCTCGTTCAGGGCTTCCTCGGTCAGCGTGTTGCCGGTGACCTCGACGGTGTTTCCCGCCGGGACCGAAGCGGAGAGCACGGTGATGGTCCGCTTGTCGATCTCCTTGCGGATTTCGTCGGCCGCAGAGGTCTGAATGTCCATCAGCGTACCGATATTGCCGTTCTTGAGCACCGACACGTCGACCATCGGCGCGGAATGGATGCGGTGGGTGGGAAACTCTACCTCGTCCTTTCCCAGTTCCTGTTCCTGGGCTTCGCCCTCGTTACTGATCCAGTACGCCTTGACCTTCGGCTTCTTCTGGTAGAGCGGACGCTCGCCCTTGGGAAGGGTATGGCGGGTCAGCAGCAGCGAGGAGATCTCCTTGCGCTTGATCTCCTGCTCGATGGGCGCGGCGATGGCCGCGGCCAGGGCGCGCATTCCCTCCGGGGATTCCAGCGCCTCGGACATCAGGCGTGCCATCGTTTCCATGTATTCCTGGCTATGCACGTTCACTTGGGTCGTCTCCATAATAGGTTTCCTCCTCTAATCAGATCAGCAGCCGGAACTTGATCGTTCCGCCGGAGGCGGAGATGGCCCGGGCGATTACTTCCTCGCCGGCCTGGACGCCCGCCGTGAGTTTGCCATTCGCCGAGACCTTCAGGTCGTCGCCGGGATTGACGGTCCCCTCGAAGACGTCGGTCTCGTAGACGCCGCCCATGCAGTAAATGCCGGGCATCTCGCCGTTGTTGTAGTCTTTGATCAGAATGCCGAACGACCTGGCCGTCGGGTCGGTGTTCACGGCGAACAGGTCGTCGCCGGAGATCTTCACCACCTGGCCGAGTTGACCGTCACCCTGCATATAGCCGTCGCCGTAAGCGAGGCCGCGATGATTGGGATTGATGAAAGGCATGTTCTTTCCTCCTTATCAGTTGGTTGCGACGGGCTCGCCTGCGGCCGACGCCACACGGTGCCGATAGGCGGCCATGAAGCCGTTCTTGAGCTTGTCTTCGAGGCTGTTCTTCTGGTCGTCCACGTCCCTCGGTCGGACACCGGCGTCGCTGCGCATGGGGGTGTCCTTCTTCTGGGACTCGGCCTTTGTTTTCGCCTTGTCGGACTCCTTTCCGTCCTCCTCTTTTTGCTTTTCAGCCTTCTCGGCGTTTGACCGGATCATGCGATCCATGGCGGTCTCCGTGGCCGCGAAAGCTTCGTCCGAGAGCCCGGCAAGCCGTTCGATTTCCTTTTCGCGTTCCTCGTCTTCGCCGAAGGAGACATTCTGCTCCTCCATCTTGCGGATGAGCTTTTGGGCACGTTTGCGGTTGGCCGCAGCCTTGCGCTCGGCCTCCATCTCCTCCAGCTTTTTCTGCAAGGCGAGCACTTGCTGCTTGAGCTCCTGATTCTCTTTCTCAAGCTCCTTGACGCGCGCCTTGTCATCGACAGCGCCTCCACCGCCTTCGTCTTTCTTCTGAGCCGCGGCTTCGGCCGTCTCGCTTTTCGCTTTCTGCTTTTCGTCCATCGGTGGACCTCCTTCTTCAACAGTTTCTATCTGATCGCCTTGCTCGGAGGCGACCTGGGTGATGCGGGCGTTATCATCGGCACCCTTGCGGTCGAGGAGGCCGAGACCGGTGAAAGTCACGCCGTGCAGAATCTCGAAGACTGGCTTTCCTTGGAACTCATTCCCCTTGTATTTGCGCAGGTGAATGCAGTAATCGTCTTTTGACTGCACCCGTTTGCCGCAAACCGAGCATTCCCCTTCCTCGTAGTCGCATTCCATCGAGACCTGGTTGACAATCCCCTTCTTGATCAGCTTGTGGGCTAGTTGTGCATGAAGACTGTCCGATACATACAGCTCTCCCACGCATTCGATCCGGCCACCGCTTTCGTCTTCGATGAACTCCGCCGAGACTACTCCGCCGACGATGTCCGTGAATTCCTGGGAATGCTTGAGATCGATCTTTTTATTGACGGCGGTCGTATAGCGGGCCGCAAGCTCCTCGGCCGTGAAGTGATCACCATTCTTGTTGGTGCCGACGCGGCAAAGGATGAATGTGAACTGTGGATCGCCCTCATTCTTGACAAAGTCCATTGCCTCGGCGTTAAGAGCCACGGGACTAGAAGCGTCAATCTCAACAGCGATGGACGTGTGGCAGGACGCCCGGGAATTGGCGGCCGCCGAACGAGGGGCGCTCCGGGACTTGGATGAAACGAAGAGCAGTTCCCGGGCGTGTTTGCCTTCCCTGCCGATATCCTTGGCGATGTTGTAATCGACTTCCATGCCGTGGACCCGGACCAGGCCATAGTGCTCGGCGAAGATCTCCTTGATCTCATCTTCCCGCGGATAAGCCCGGTCGCGGTATGACAACAGCACGGTGCCGTACTTGCCGCGGGCATCAGCCGCCAGAGTCTCGAGCAGGGACCGTATCGACTCCTTGGTGTATCGGGTTCTCGAAGGGAAATTCCTGCGCGGATTCGAATGGATCGCCTTGTCCGCCCAGCGGGTCATGAGACCTTCGATGAAATGCAGGGAATCCTCGTAGTCGTTGCTCCCGAACTCGGTCACATAGGGCGGATCGAGGTACAGGACATTCGATCCATACCGCCGGACGGCCTCGGCCGCATCCAGGTTGAACGCCTTGCACTCCTTGCCGTTGTCGAACACGAGGTTGTTGAGTTGCCGGATGGAACGCCTGAAGGATTCGATGAACTTCGACAGAGGCGGATTGGACAGCTGCGACTGTTCCAGGCTGGCCGCCGTTTCCAGGTTTGCTTTTCGGTTCATCTTGGAGCGGGAAAACTGACCGAAGGCGCTCTTTGATTTCACGGTGATTCCGAGTGCGGCCAACGCCAGGTCTTTCTTATATCCCGGCAACTTCTGGATGTTTGCCCACACCTGGTCCAGCCAGTGGAGCACCGGCTTGGTGTAGTAATAGCCGTAGAAATGATCCACGATGAACGTCCCGGCGTCCGCGTTCGGGGCGAGCAGCCTCTCGACGTGCTCGTCGCTCAAGGTCTCACTGGAGTTCTCGATAACGGCCCGCGCCAGGTGATAGGGAAAGCGCAGCAGGTCGTTGGCGATGACCTTCAGTCCCTTGCGCTTGAAGTGGTAGGCCACGTTCGCGCCGCCGGAAAAGGCGTCAAGAAGGCTTTCCGCGTCCTTGGGCACGTGACGCTCGATCCAGCCGAGCATCAGGTACTTGCTGCCCATGAAACCGGTGACCCGGACGGGGTCCGCCTTGCCCGCCTGACAGGTGAGCAGTTCGACGGAGTCCCCCAACGGGGCGTCGGCCAATGCACGAAGATTGGCATCCACCCGCAGGGCCGCATCAGCCGCCTTTTCCGCATCGTTCTTCCCGATCCATTCCTTGGCCCTTTCCATGGTCCAGCCGTCGGGATTCTGTTCCGTCTTGCGGGCGAACCGGTAGGCCTGAAGAACCATGGAGCGCGGATTGCCGCCTTCTGGCACGAACTCCTTCTTCAACCGCCCGATGATGATGGCCACGCCCTCGACCCCCTCGAGCGTCTTGCGTCGGAAGCTATCCGGTTCAAACTGCTCCGGGTCTCGGACACGGTAGCGGATTTCATTCTCCGTTTCCTCCCAGATCGCCTTCGCGGTCATGGTCTCGGTGGATGCGTCGGCGTTTGCCTTGGTAGACCGTCCCGCCGATCGCGAACAGATAAACAACCGTTCTTTGGCGTGGGAGGCGTCACCGTGGTGCGATGTGATGGCGTAGTGATGGTCGCGGGAACGCATGCTCGATTCGCGGTCAAGGCCCGTGATAATCTCGCGCATCTCCGTCTCGGTGGGGAAGGCGTGGTCGCGGTATGAAATCAACCAGTGCGGGATGTGTTTCGCGTTGCCGAGGAAGGTCTCGAAGAACTCGGCAGCGTTGGCGCGGGTCACGGTCTTGTGGTCGGTCTCGTAATGCTTGGTCTTGGAGTCCTTAACGAGCGTGAGTCCTTCCCAATAAGTCATCAGCCCTTCCACGAAGTGGTATGCCTTTTCGTAGTTCGTAGTCGAGAACTCCGTGGCGTAGGGCGGATCGAAATAGGCGAGATCGACCTTGGCTTCGGGCAGGAAGTCGTTGATATCCTTGCGGAATGCCTTGCATTCCTTACCGTTGTCGAAGATCAGGGCGTTGATGCGGGCCACGTTCTTGCGGAAACGGTCTTTGAACTCCTCAGGGGTGTCCTCGCGTTTGCCGTATGGGGTCGACGAAGAGAAATGCCCGAACCCGCCCTTGCCGGACATGCAGGTCTTGCCCAGGGCGAACAGGGCCAGGTCCTTCTTGAAGCCCGAGAGCCGGTCCACATTGGCCCGGATCGTATCGATCAGGGCGTGGACGCCCTTGGCGAAAAAGATGCCCTTGAAGTTGTCGCGGACGAAGCTCCCGGCCCTGGAATTGTCGGCCAGCAGCGCCTCAAGGTCCTCGTCGCTGAGCCGGACGCTGTCGTTTTCGATAATGGCCCGGGCGGCGTGATAACAGTAGTGGAGACGATCATTGGCCAGGACCCGCAGGCCCTTCGTCTTGAACATGTAGGCCACGACCGCCGACCCTGAAAAGGCGTCGGCCACCGATGACACTCCCTCCGGGGTGTGCTTCCAAATCCAATCGACCAGCTTCTGCTTCGAGCCGATGTAATTGGTGATGTACTTGGGCCGTTTCTCAGGAGGCAGTTCCTCGGAGACATCGCCCGCCAGGGCTTCGAGCGCCTCGAAGTCCAGGTCAAGCGCGGCGTCAGTCTCCAGCAGGAAAGCCAGCCTATCACGGTCGGTTGCAAATAACTCCATTCGGTTCTCCGGTCATGTCGCGACAATCCGTTTTATGCCGGTGGGACACTCGTTCCGCCCGCGGATTGCAGACCGCGGGACAGGCGGAGAGCCCTGTCGCTGTGATATCTACCGGAGCCTGTCTGAAAGTGTCGGAGGGGGATTAGGAACCGGAAAACGGACGGGAAAAAGGACTTGACAGGCTGGACAACAAATTCATATCATACGCCATATTATTTGCGATGGCCTTTGGAACGGGATGGAACCATACGATGACTGCCAGGAAGAAAGTGACACCAAAGACCGGGGATGAGAATTTGGCAAAGAAGATCAGAGATTTACGTTCGAGATTAGGCCTGACCCAGGAGCAGTTCGCCGCCAAGGTCGGCGTGACTTTCAGCACGGTCAACCGCTGGGAAAGCGGCAAGAGTAAGCCCTCGCCGCTGGCCATGAGGCAGATTGAGGAGCTGCATAAGGCTCTCGGGGAATGACAATAAGATGATTCATATAGAAGGAGAGGTCTTGTCATGAACAAAAAGGCATGGATCGGAATTGCAGCGATTGTCGTCGTCGCTGTGATCGCAGTTGTGCTCCTGACAACTCGAAAGCAGCCTGACACCATAACAATTGGAGCCATTCTTCCGCTCACAGGCGAAGCGGCTCAGTGGGGAATCCCCCCTCAGAATGCTGCTTCACTCGCGGTTGAGGAGATTAATGCGGAAGGTGGTGTAGATGGTAAGCGCCTCACATTGTTGGTCGAGGATAGTAAAGCAGAGCCAAAAGAAGGTGTCTCAGCGTTTAACAAGATAGTGGCCACGAGTGACACTAAGGTCGTGCTCGGGGCAGTCGCCAGTAGCGTAACTCTGGCCGTTGCACCTTTGGCGGAAAGAAATCATGTGGTCCTTTTCAGTCCTGCATCGACGAGCCCAAAGATCACGGATGCCGGTGATTACTGCCCTTCCCCCGGATTAGTGGACACATCGAAAGGATAGGGTTATGTTACTATCCGGAGGTGTTCAGATGTCAGCAGGATCAAATCGACGGAAGTACGACCGGGAGTTCAAGCTGGAAGCGGTGCGGCTGAGCCGTGAGGCCGGGCGGACAGTGGCCGGAGTGGCGCGGGATCTGGGGATCAGCGAGAATATGCTGCATCGCTGGCGCAGCCAGTTTGCCCAAGGGGGCGAGGCGGCGTTTCCGGGCAAGGGTCATCAGAGTCCGGAACAGGAGGAACTGCGTCGGTTGCGGCGGCAATTGGCCGATGTGACCGAGGAGCGGGACATTTTAAAAAAAGCGCTGGCCGTCTTCAGTCGCCGGTCGAAGTGAGATATGCCTTCATGCGGGATCATTCGACACAGTTTCGGATTACCTTGATGAGCCGGGTGCTGGGGGTCTCACGCAGCGGCTATTATGCCTGGCTGGTTCGTCCGGAGAGTGCGCGGTCGGTGGCGAATCGGCAGTTGCTGCCGCTGATCCGGCAGGCGTACCTGAAGAGTCGGCGGAACTATGGTTCCCCCCGGGTGACCGATGAGTTGCACGATCAGGGGTATAGGTACAACGAGAAGCGGGTGGCGCGGCTGATGCGACTTCATGGGATACGGCCGAAGACGGTGAAGAAGTTCAAGGCGACGACGGATTCCAAGCACAACTTGCCGGTGGCACCGAATCTGTTGGGGCGCAACTTCACGACTGATGGGCCGAACCGGGTGTGGCTGGCTGATATCACGTATATCCCGACGACCGAGGGCTGGCTGTATCTGGCCGGACTGCTGGATCTGTACACCCGCCGGGTGGTCGGCTATGCTATGAGTCATCGGATCAATGCTGAGTTGACCCTGAGCGCGCTTGGTCAGGCGCTGGCTCGGTATCGCCCGGGTCCGGGGCTGATCCACCACAGCGACCAGGGCAAGCAGTACGCGGCCGGCGACTACCAAAAGCTTCTTCGCAAGCATCAGGCTATCACCAGCATGAGTCGGAGAGGTGATTGCTGGGACAATGCGCCGATGGAGTCGTTCTGGGGGACGTTGAAGCAGGAGCTGGTGCATCACGAGACCTTCGTGACCAGAGATGAAGCGAAGGCGAAGATATTTGAGTATATTGAAGTGTTCTATAATCGTCAGCGGCGGCACAGTTCGCTGGGCTCGGTCAGCCCGGCTGAGTACGAATCCGCCGCCAGACCACAACCGACACTGGAGCAATCACCGTGTCTTAACTGAGTGTCCACAAAACGGGGGGAAGGTCA